AAATATTATTTAATGGCGATTGAAAAAGAAGATAATTATGCAATGATTAATTTGGGAAATTTATATAATATTGTAGAAAAAGATTATGAGAATGCAAAAAAATATTATTTAATGGCGATTGAAAAAGAAGATAATTATGCAATGATTAATTTGGGAAATTTATATAATATTGTAGAAAAAGATTATGAGAATGCAAAAAAATATTATTTAATGGCGATTGAAAAAGGAAATAAGGATGCAATAATTAATTTGGGAAATATATATTATAATATAGAAAATGATTGTGATAATGCAAAAAAATATTATTTAATGGCAATAGAAAAAGAAAATGAATCAGCAATGAATAATTTGGGAAATATATACTATGTAGAAAAAGATTATGAAAATGCAAAAAAATATTGGTTAATGGCGGTAGAAAAAGAAAATGATTTGGCAATGATTAATTTAGGAAATATATATAATATTGTAGAAAAAGATTATGAGAATGCGAAAAAATATTATTTAATGGCAATTGAAAAAGGAAATGATTATGCAATGATTAATTTAGGAAATTTATATTATGAGGTAGAAAAAGATTATAAGAATGCGAAAAAATATTGGTTAATGGCAATTGAAAAAGGAAATGATTGTGCAATGGATTATTTAGGAAATTTATATTATAATATAGAAAAAGATTATGAGAATGCGAAAAAATATTATTTAATGGCAATCGAAAAAGGAAATAATGACGCAATAAACGGTTTAGGAAGCATTTATTTAATTGCAAAAGATTATGAAAATGCGAAAAAATATTGGTTAATGGTGATAGAAAAAGGAAATGATTTGGCAATGATTAATTTAGGAAATTTATATTATGATATAGAAAAAGATTATGAAAATGCGAAAAAATATTGGTTAATGGCGATAGAAAAAGGAAATGATTTTGCAATGTATAATTTAGGAAATTTATATTATGATATAGAAAAAGATTATGAAAATGCGAAAAAATATTGGTTAATGGCGATAGAAAAAGGAAATGATTTTGCAATGTATAATTTAGGAAATTTATATTATGACACAGAAAAAGATTATGAGAATGCGAAAAAATATTGGTTAATGGCGATAGAAAAAGGAAATGATTTTGCAATGTATAATTTAGGAAATTTATATTATGACATAGAAAAAGATTATGAGAATGCAAAAAAATATTATTTAATGGCGATAGAGAAAGGAAATGAATTGGCAATAAATAATTTGGGATTATTATGTGGTGGAAATTACCTAAAAATGTATGTTTGTTTAAAAGAGATAACAAATAGGAATGAATTAATAGATAATAAGATAAAAGAATTAAAAAAAAATAAAAAAGTGATTGAATACGAAAATAAGTTGGCGTATTTTGGTGAACTGAATAATATAAAGGAATGTATGATTTGTTTTAAAAATGATAAATTACATTTATTGATGGAATGTATGAGACATGATATATGTAAAGATTGTTTTTTGGAAGTTAAAAAATGTCCATATTGTAGATATTAAAAAATTGATTTGTTTTTATTTTTTTTGTTTAAAAAATAAGGAAATGTATGAAAATATTTGTGAAATAGAACAAAAATATGGTATAACATTTGATGAAAAATTTGATAAAAATTTTATATTATCGGCATTTAATTCTTCAGAATTAAAAGAAGAAGATTTTGATTTAAATGACTTGAAAATAATAATAATGTTTGGAAAATATTATTATTTTGAAAGGGATTATGAGAATGCAAAAAAATATTATTTAATGGCAATGGAAAAAGGAAATAATGATATAAAAGTAATAAATGATTTAGGAATTTTGTATTGTAGGGAAGAAGATTATGAAAATGGAAAAAAATATTTATTAATGGCAATTGAAAACGGACATATTGATTCAAATACATATTTATTAGGAACTATTTATTATTGTGAAAAAGATTATGAGAATGCAAAAAAATATTATTTAATGGGAATAGAAAATAATATTATTGATGCGATAAATGGTATGGGAGATTTATGTTATGAACAAGAAGATTATGAGAATGCAAAAAAATATTATTTAATAGCAATACAAAAAGATAATAATTTATCAATGAATAATTTAGCAAACATTTATTTTAAGGAAAAAGATTATGAGAATGCAAAAAAATATTATTTAATGACAATAGAAAATGAAGATAATGATACAATAAATAATTTAGGAATTATATATTGTGAAGAAAATGATTATGAAAATGCAGAAAAATATTATTTGATGGCAATAGAACATGGTGAAATTATTGCAATGAAAAATTTAGGACATTTATACAGTGATAAAAAAGATTATGAGAATGCGAAAAAATATTGGTTAATGGCAATAGAAAATGGAGATATTGATGCAAATATGATAAATAATTTGGGAATATTGTATTGTAAAGAAAAATATTATGAGAATGCAAAAAAATATTATTTAATGGCAAGTGAAAAAGGAAATGATTGTGCAATGAATAATTTAGGAAATTTATATTATATTGTAAAAGATTATAAAAATGCAAAAAAATATTATTTAATGGCAATAAAAAAAGGAAATAATAATGCGATGGATAATATAAAAATGTTAACAAATGAATTGGAATTATATATTTGTTTAAAAAATATGGCAACAAAAAATGAATTAATTGAGAATGAAATAAAAAGAATTGAAAATAATAATCAAATATAAAAAATGGATTTGTTTTTTTTATTTTTTTGATGGAATAAAGATAATATGTATAAAACTATTCAAGAAATAGGTAAAAAATATGGATTAATATTGGATATAAATTATGATGAAAATAATGATTATAATGTAGTATTATCAATATTTAATTCTTCAAAATTAAAAGTAGAAGATTATGATTTAAATGACGAAAATATATTAGTTATAATAGGATTATATTATTTAAAAGTTAAAAAAAATAATGAATATGCAAAAAAATATTATTTGATGGCAATAGAAAAAGGAAATGCAAATGCAATGAATAATTTGGGAGTATTGTATATTGATGAAAGAGATTATAAAAATGGAATAAAATATTATTTGATGGCAATAGAAAAAGAAAATAATGAGGCTATAAAAAATATAAAAATGGTGATAAATGATTTGGAATTATATGTTTGTTTAAAAAATATGACAATAAAAAATGAATTAATAGAGAATGAAATAAAAAGAATTGAAAATAATAATCAAATATAAAAAAATGGATTTGTTTTTTTATATTTTTTGGAAAAAAACTTGCAATGTTTAAAAATATTGAGGAAATAGAGAAAAAATATGGTTTAATAATTAATAAAAAAATAAATAATGAAAAAATACTATTATCAATATTTAATTCTTTGGAAATAAGAGAAGAAGATTATGATTTAAATGACTTAAATGTGTTGGTTATAATAGGATTATATTATCGTGATGTTAAAAAAGATTATGAGAATGCAAAAAAATATTATTTAATGGCGGTAGAAAAAGGAAATGCAAATGGAATGAACGATTTGGGATATTTATATCATATTGTAGAAAAAGATTATGAGAATGCCAAAAAATATTATTTAATGGCGGTAGAAAAAGGAAATGATAGTGCAATGAACAATTTGGGAAATTTATATCATAATGTAGAAAAAGATTATGAGAATGCCAAAAAATATTATTTAATGGCAATAGAAAATGGATGTAATATGGCAATGAATAATTTGGGATATTTATATTATAATGTAGAAAAAGATTATGAGAATGCGAAAAAATATTATTTAATGGCAATTGAAAAAGGAAATGCAAATGCAATGAATAATTTGGGATATTTATATCATTTTGTTGAAAAAGATAATGAGAATGCAAAAAAATATTATTTAATGGCGATAGAGAAAGGAAATGAATTGGCAATAAATAATTTGGGATTATTATGTGGTAAAAATTACCTAAAAATGTATGTTTGTTTAAAAGAGATAAAAAATAGGAATGAATTAATAGAAAATGAAATAACAAATATAAGAAAAAAAAGAAGGATAATTGAATATGAAAACAAGTTGATGTATTTTAGAAAATTGAATAATATAAAATATTGTGAAATATGTTTTGAAAATGATAAATTACATTTATTAATGGAATGTGGACATGACATATGTAAGGATTGTTTTGTAAAAGTGGAAAAATGTCCTTATTGTAGATGTTAAAAAATGGATTTGTTTTTTTATTTTTTTTGGAAAAAAACTTGGAATGTTTAAAAATATTGAGGAAATAGGGAAAAAATATGATTTAATAATTAATAAAATAATATGTGACGAAAAAATAATATTATCAATATTTAATTCTTTGGAATTAAAAGAAGAAGATTATGATTTAAATGACTCAAATATATTAGTTTTTATAGGAATATATTATCGTCATGTTAAAAAAGATAATAAGAATGCAAAAAAGTATTATTTAATGGCAATAGAAAAAGGAAATAAGACAGGAATGAACGATTTGGGATATTTATATCATATTGTAGAAAAAGATTATAAGAATGCAAAAAAATATTATTTAATGGCGGTAGAAAAAGGAAATGTAAATGGAATGAACAATTTGGGAACTTTATATCATAATATAGAAAAAGATTATGAGAATGCGAAAAAATATTATTTAATGGCAATTGAAAAAGGAGATGATCATGACGCAATGAATAATTTAGCATGTTTATATTATGGTATTGAAAAAGATAATGAGAATGCGAAAAAATATTATTTAATGGCAATAGAAAAAGGAAATGAGACGGCAATCGGTAATATAAAATCAATAATGGATAATTTGGAATTATATATATGTTTAAAAAAGATAACAAATAAAACTGAATTAATAGAAAATGGAATAAAAGAATTAAAAAAAACAAAAAAAGTGATTGGATATGAAAACAAGTTGATGTATTTTAGAAAATTGAATAATATAAAATATTGTGAAATATGTTTTGAAAATGATAAATTACATTTATTAATGGAATGTGGACATGACATTTGTGAAGATTGTTTTGTAAAAGTGAAAAAATGTCCTTATTGTAGATATTAAAAAATGGATTTGTTTTTTTATATTTTTTTGGAAAAGAAAGAAATGTTTGAAAATATTAAGGAAATAGAGAAAAAATATGGTTTAATATTTAGTAAAAATGATGATGAAAAAATAGTATTATCAATATTTAATTCTTTGGAATTAAAAGAAAAAAATTATAATTTAAATGACTCAAATATATTAGTTTTTATAGCAATATATTATCGTTATGTTAAAAAAGATTATGAGAATGAAAAAAAATATTATTTAATGGCAGTAGAAAAAGGAAATAAGACAGGAATGAACAATTTGGGATATTTATATGATATTTTTGAAAAAGATTATAAGAATGCAAAAAAATATTATTTAATGGCAATAGAAAATGGAAATAAATTGGCAATGAATAATTTGGGATCGTTATATCATAATGTAGAAAAAGATTATGAGAATGCAAAAAAATATTATTTAATGGCAATAGAAAATGGATGTAATATGGCAATGAATAATTTGGGATATTTATATTATGATATTGAAAAAGATTATGAAAATGCGAAAAAATATTGGTTAATGGCAATAGAAAAAGGAAATACGAGTGCAATGAACAATATAAAATCAATGATGGATAATTTGGAATTATATATAAGTTTAAAAAAGATAACAAATAAAAACGAATTAATAGAAAATAAAATAACAAATATAAGAAAAAAAAGAAGGATAATTGAATATGAAAACAAGTTAGCATTTTTTAGTGAAATAAGTCATATAAAAGATTGTGAAATATGTTTAAAAAATAATAAATTACATTTATTGATGGAATGTGGTCGTCACTCAATATGTGAGGATTGTTTTGTAAAAGTGGAAAAATGTCCATATTGTAGATATTAAAAAATGGAAATGTTTTTTATTTTTTTTTTGGAAAAGAAAGAAAGAAATGTTTGAAAATATTGATGAAATAGAGAAAAAATATGGTTTAATAATTAGTAAAAGAATAAATGATGAAAAAATAATATTATCAATATTTAATTCTTTGGAATTAAAAGAAGAAGATTATAATTTAAATGACTCAAATATATTAGTTTTTATAGGAATATATTATCGTCATGTTAAAAAAGATAATGAGAATGCAAAAAAGTATTATTTAATGGCAATAGAAAAAGGAAATGCATATGGAATGAACAATTTAGGATATTTATATTATGATATGGAAAAAGATTATGAGAATGCCAAAAAATATTATTTAATGGCGGTAGAAAAAGGAAATGATTGTGCGATGTATAATTTAGGATATTTATATTATAATATAGAAAAAGATTATGAGAATGCGAAAAAATATTATTTAATGGCAGTAGAAAAAGGAGATGATCATGACGCAATGTATAATTTAGGATGTTTATATTATGATATTAAAAAAGATTATAATAATGCGAAAAAATATTGGTTAATGGCATATGAAAAAGGAAATGATTGTGTAATGAATAATATAAAAAGAATAATGAATAATTTGGAATTATATATAAGTTTAAAAGAGATGATAAATAAAACTGAACTAATAGAAAATGAAATAAAAGAGTTAAAAAAAGTAAAAAAGGTGAATGAATATGAAAACAAGTTGATGTATTTTAGAAAATTGAACAATATAAAATATTGTGAAATATGTTTTGAAAATGACAAATTACATTTATTGATGGAATGTGGTGGACATGATATATGTGAATATTGTTTTGTAAAAGTGGAAAAATGTCCGTATTGTAGATATTAAAAAATGGATTTGTTTTTTATTTTTTTTTGGAAAAGAAAGAAAGAAATGTTTGAAAATATTGATGAAATAGAGAATAAATATGGTTTAATAATTAATAAAAAAATACATGATGAAAAAATAATATTATCAATATTTAATTCTTTGGAAATAAGAGAAGAAGATTATGATTTAAATAACTCAAATATATTGTTTTTAATAGGAACATATTATTATAGTATTAAAAAAGAAAATGAGAATGCAAAAAAGTATTATTTAATGGCAATAGAAAAAGGACATGATGATGCAATGAATGATTTAGGATATTTATATTATGATATGGAAAAAGATTATGAGAATGCGAAAAAATATTATTTAATGGCGATAGAAAAAGGAAATGATTTTGCAATGAATAATTTAGGAGATTTATATTATGATATAGAAAAAGATTATGAGAATGCAAAAAAGTATTATTTAATGGCGATGGAAAAAGGAAATGAAGATGCAATGAATAATTTAGGAGATTTATATTTTGACATAGAAAAGGATTATGAGAACGCAAAAAAATATTATTTAATGGCGGTAGAAAAAGGAAATAATGATGGGATGAATAATTTAGGATATTTATATTATAATATAGAAAAAGATTATGAGAATGCGAAAAAATATTATTTAATGGCGGTAGAAAAAGGAAATGATTGTGCAATGAATAATTTAGGAGATTTATATTATGATATAGAAAAAGATAATGAGAATGCGAAAAAATATTATTTAATGGCGATAGAAAAAGGAGATGAGGATGCAATGTATAATATAGGATATTTATATGAAACTATTGAAAAAGATTATGAGAATGCCAAAAAATATTATTTAATGGCGGCAGAAAAAGGAAATGATTATGCAATGTATAATTTAGGAGATTTATATTGTGATATAGAAAAAGATTATGAGAATGCGAAAAAATATTGGTTAATGGCGATAGAAAAAGGAAATGAAGATGCAATGGCCAATATAAAAACAATAATGAGTAATTTGGAATTATATATTAGTTTAAAAGAGATTACAAATAAAAACGAATTAATAGAAAATGAAACAACAAATATAAGAAAAAAAAGAAGGATAATTGAATATGAAAACAAGTTGATGTATTTTAGAAAATTGAATAATATAAAATATTGTGAAATATGTTTTGAAAATGACAAATTACATTTATTGATGGAATGTGGTGGACATGACATATGTAAGGATTGTTTTGTAAAAGTGGAAAAATGTCCGTATTGTAGGTATTAAAAAATGGAAATGTTTTTTATTTTTTTGGTAATAAATAAGGGAATGTTTGAAAATATTGATGAAATAGAGAAAAAATATGAAGTAAAATTTAGTGATGATTATAATAAAAGAGTTATATTATCAATATTTAATAATAATTCATCAAAATTTAAAGAAAATAACTATAATTTAAATGATTCAAAAATATTGGTATTAATAGGAATGCGTTATTATTTTTTAAAAAAAAATAAAAAAACGGCAAAAAAGTATTATTTAATGGCGACAGAGAAAGGAAATAATGATGCGATGAATAATTTGGGATATTTATATTATCGGGAAAAAGATAATGAGAATGCAAAAAAGTATTATTTAATGGCGATAGAAAAAGGAAATGAATTGGCAATATATAATTTGGGAGTATTATATTATAATGAAAAAGAGTATGATAATGCAAAAAAATATTATTTAATGTTGGAAGAAAAAGGAAATGATTTAGCAATGTATAATTTGGGAGAAATATATTATAATGTAGAAAAAGATAATGAGAATGCGAAAAAATATTATTTAATGGCGATGGAAAAAGAAAATGAGGATGCAATGTATAATTTGGGAGTATTGTATGACGATGAAAAAGATTATGAGAATGCAAAAAAGTATTATTTAATGGCGATGGAAAAAGAAAATGATTTGGCAATGAATAATTTGGGAGTGTTGTATGAATATGAAAAAGATTATGAGAATGCGAAAAAATATTATTTAATAGCTATAGAAAAAGGAAATGATTTGGCAATGTATAAATTGGGAGAATTATATTATAATGTAGAAAAAGATTATGAGAATGCGAAAAAATATTATTTAATGGCGATAAAAAAAGAAAATAATTTGGCAATGTATAAATTGGGAGAATTATATCAAAATGTGGAAAAAGATTATGATGCTGCAAAAAATAGTTATTTGGTTGCAATAAAATGGGGCAATACTGATGCGATGAATAAATTAGGAGAATTATATTATAATGATAAATTTTATGAATGGGCAACAAAATATTATTTAATGGCAATAGAAAATGGACATATTGATGCAAATATAATGAATAAATTAGGGATGTTGTATTATGTTATTAAAACGGACTATGTGAATGCAAAAAAATATTTTTTAATGGCGATAGAAAAAGAAAATGATTCAGCAATGAATAATTTGGGATTATTATATTACCATAAAGAAAAAGATAATGAGAATGCAAAAAAATATTGGATAATGGCATGTGAAAAAGGAAATAATGATGGGATGAATAATTTAGGACATTTATTTAATTTTATAGAAAAAGATTATGAGAATGCGAAAAAATATTATTTAATGGCAATAGAAAAAGGAAATGAAAAATCGATTGAAAATTTAGGGAATTTATATTATAATATTGAAAAAGATTATGTAAATGCGAAAAAATATTGGTTAATGGCGTATGAAAAAGGAAATAAGAGTGCAATGGACAGTATAAAAAGAATAATGAGTAGTTTAGAATTATATATAAGTTTAAAAGAGATGAAAAATAAAACTGAATTAATAGAAAATGAAATAAAGGAGTTAAAAAAAACGAAAAAAGTGAATGAATATGAAAACAAGTTGATATATTTCAGAAGATTTAATAATATAAAATATTGTGAAATATGTTTTGAAAATGATAAATTACATTTGTTGATGGAATGTGGTGGGCATGATATTTGTGAAGATTGTTTTATAAAAGTGGAAAAATGTCCGTATTGTAGGCATTAAAAAATTGATTTCTTTTTTTATATTTTTGGAATAAAAAAAGAAATGTTTAAAGATATTGAGGAAATAGATAAAAAATATTGTTTAAAATTGCGTTATTTGAATTATAATGAAAATATGGTATTATCTGTATTTAATTCTTCGGAAATAAAAGAAGAAGATTATGATTTAACTGATTCATATGTATTAGTTATTATAGGATTATATTATTTATGTGTCAAAAAAGATAATGAGAATGCAAAAAAATATTATTTAATAGCAATAGAAAAAGGAAATGAAAGAGCAATGAATAATTTAGGATATTTATATTATGATTTAAAAGATTATGAGAATGCAAAAAAATATTGGTTAATGGGAATGGAAAAAGGAGATGTTATTGCAATAAACAATTTGGGTGTATTTTGTAGAATACAAAATGACAATGAGAATGCAAAAAAATATTATTTAATGGCAAGTGAAAAAGGAAATGATTATGGAATGTATAATTTAGGAAAATTTTTGTATGAAATTGAAATGGATAATGAGAATGCAAAAAAATATTTATTAATGGCAATTGAAAAAGGGAATAATTGTGCAATGAATTATATTGGAAGCATATATTATGATGAAAAAAATTATATGAATGCGGAAAAGTATTATTTAATGGCAATGGAAAAAGGAAGTATTATAGCAATGACTAATTTGGGAATATTATATGAAATGAAAAATGACAAAAATAATGCTAAAATGTATTATTTAATGGCGATAGAAAAAGGATGTGTAAATGCAATGAATAATATAAAAAGAATAATGAATGAATTAAAATTATATTATTGTTTAAAAAAGATGGAAAATAAGAATGAATTAATAGAAAATGAAATAAAAGAGTTAAAAAAAGTAAAAAAAGTGAATGAATATGAGGATATGTTAATATATTTTGGTGAATTGAATAATATAAAAGATTGTGAAATATGTTTTAAAAATGACAAATTACATTTATTGATGGGATGCGGAAGACATGAGATATGTAAGGATTGTTTTATAAAAGTGGAAAAATGTCCATATTGTAGCTATTAAAAAATGGATTTGTTTTTTTATTTTTTGGGAAATAAAAAAGAAAATGTTTGAAAATATTGAAGAAATAGAGAAAAAATATAAAATAAAATTCAGTGATATAATAGAATATGATGAAACTATGGTATTATCAATATTTAATTCTTTGGAAATGGGAGAAGAGGAATATGATTTAGATAATTCAAATATGTTGGTTGTAATTGGATTATATTATTTTCATATTAAAAAAGATTATAAAAATGCAAAAACATATTATTTGATGGCAAGTGAAAAAGGAAATTACGAAGGAACACATAAATTAGGATATTTATATTATAATATAGAAAATGATAGAATGAATGCGAAAAAATGTTATTTAATGGTAATAGAAAAAGGAATTGAAAAAGGAATGTATAATTTAGGATATTTATATTATAAAGAAAAAGATTATGATAATGCCAAAAAATATTATTTGATGGCAATAGAAAAAGGGCATGTGATTTCAATGTATAATTTGGGAGAAATATATCATAGTGTAGAAAAAGATTATGATAATGCCAAAAAATATTATTTAATGGCAATAGAAAAAGGGTATGTGAATGCAATGAACAATTTGGGATCATTATATTATAATAAAAAAGATAATGTTAATGCAAAAAAATATTGGTTAATGGCAATAGAAAAAGGATGTGCGAATGCAATAAATAACATAAAAAGAATAATGAATGAAATTGAGTTATATTTTTGTTTAAAAGAGATGGAAAATAAAAACGAATTAATAGAAAATGAAATAAAAAGATTAAAAAAAACGAAAAAAGTGAATGAATATGAGAATAAGTTAATATATTTTGGTGAATTGAATAATATAAAAAATTGTGAAATATGTTTGGATAATGACAAATTACATTTATTGATGGAATGCGGAAGACATGATATTTGTAAGGATTGTTTTATAAAAGTGGAAAAATGTCCATATTGTAGGAATTAAAAAATGGATTTGTTTTTTTATTTTTTGGGAATAAAGAAATGTTTGAAAATATTGAGGAAATAGAGAAAAAATATGGTTTAAAAATTGATAAAAATAAATATGATGAAAAAATAATATTATTAATATTTAATTCTTCGGAATTAAAAGAAGAAGATTATGATTTAAATGATTCAAATGTGTTGAATATAATAGGAATATATTATCGTCATGTTAAAAAAGATAATGAGAATGCGAAAAAATATTATTTGATAGCAATAGAAAAAGAAAATGAGGACGCAATGTATAATATAGGATATTTATATGATAAAGAAAAAGATTATGAGAATGCAAAAAAATATTATTTAATGGCGATTGTAAAAGGAAATACAAGTGCACTGAATAATTTGGGAAATTTATATTATGATAAAAAGGATTATGAGAATGCAAAAAAATATTATTTAATTGCGATAGAAAAAGGAAATGATAGTGCAATGAATAATTTGGGATTATTATATTACAAAGTAGAAAAAGATTATGAGAATGCAAAAAAATATTATTTGATGTCAGCAGAAAAAGGAAATAATGATGCAATGAATAATTTAGGAAGTTTATATTATAATATAGAAAAAGATAATGAGAATGCAAAAAAATATTGGTTAATGGCAATAGAAAAAGGAAATGAGTCGGCAATGAACAATATAAAACAAATAATGAATAAAATTGAGTTATATCTTTGTTTAAAAGAGATTGAAAATAAAACCGAATTAGTAGAAAATGAAATAAAAAAATTGAAAAAAGTAAAAAAAGTGAATGAATATGAGAATAAGTTAATATATTTTGATGGATTGAATAATATAAAAAATTGTGAAATATGTTTTGAAAATGATAAATTACATTTATTGATGGAATGTGGAAGACATGATATTTGTAAGGATTGTTTTATAAAAGTGGAAAAATGTCCATATTGTCGGAATTAAAAAATGGATTTGTTTTTTTATTTTTTTGGGAATAAGTAAGGAAATGTTTGAAAATATTAAGGAAATAGAGAAAAAATATGATTTAATAATTGACAAAAATAAATACGATGAAAAAATGGTATTATTGGTATTTAATTCTTTGGAAATAAGAGAAGAAGATTATGATTTGAATGATTCAAATATGTTGGTTGTAATAGGATTATATTATTTATATGTTAAAAAATATTATAATAATGCCAAAAAATATTATTTAATGGCAATAGAAAAAGGAAATGCGAGTGCAATGAGTAATTTGGGATATTTATATTATAAATTAAAAGATAATGAGAATGCAAAAAAATATTATTTAATGGCGATTGAAAAAGGAAATGCAAGTGCAATGAATAATTTAGGAGGATTATATTTTCAAGCTGATACAACAATAAATGACATGATAATTGGTATAACAAATAATTTAGGAATATTTTATAATTATGAAACAAATTTGGTAAAAGCAAAAAAGTATTTTTTAATGTCAATAGAAAAAGGGAATGAATGTGCGATGTGTAATTTGGCAATGTTATTTGAAACTAAGGAAAAAGATTATAAAAATGCGATAAAATATTATTTAATGGCAATAGAAAAAGGATTTGATTTGGCAATGAATAATTTGGGAAATTTATATTATGTTAAAAAGGATTATGAGAATGCGAAAAAATATTATTTAATGGCAATAGAAAAAGGATTTAATTTGGCAATGAATAATTTAGGAAGTTTATATTATGTTAAAAAGGATTATGAGAATGCAAAAAAATATTGGTTAATGGCGATAGAAAAAGGAAATGATGTTGCAATAAAGAATATAAAAATAATAATGAATGAAATTGAATTATATCTTTGTTTAAAAGAGATGGAAAATAAGAATGAATTAATAGAAAATGAAATAAAAAAATTGAAAAAAGTGAAAAAAGTGATTGAATATGAAAACAAGTTAATATATTTTGGTGGATTGAATAATATAAAAAATTGTGAAATATGTTTAGATAATAATAAATTACATTTGTTGATGGAATGTGGAAGACATGATATTTGTAAGGATTGTTTTATAAAAGTGAAAAAATGTCCACATTGTAGATATTAAAAAATGGATTTGTTTTTTTATTTTTTTGGGAATAAGTAAGGAAATGTTTGAAAATATTGAGGAAATAGAGAAAAAATATGATTTAACATTTGACAAAAAATATTATAATGAAAAAATGGTATTATCAATATTTAATTCTTCAGAAATAAGAGAAGAATATTATGATTCAAATATATTAGTAATAATAGGATTATATTATTTTTATGTTAAAAAAGATAATATAAATGCGAAAAAATATTATTTAATGGCGATTGAAAAAGGAAACGATGATGCACTGAATAATTTGGGACATTTGTATTACGAAGAAAAGGATTATGAGAATGCAAAAAAATATTGGTTAATGGCAATAGAAAAAGGAGATATTGATGTGATGAATAATTTAGGATATTTGTATGAAACAGAAAAGGATTATAAGAATGCTGAAAAATATTGGTTAATGGCGATAGAAAAAGGAGATGTTGATGCGATGGTTTTTTTGGGATATTTATATGAGAAAGAAAAGGATTATGAGAATGCTGAAAAATATTATTTAATGGCAATAGAAAAAGGAGACGTTGATGCAATGAATAATTTGGGATATTTATATGACAAACAAAAAGATTATGAAAAAGCGGAAAAATATTGGTTAATGGCAATAGAAAAAGGAGATGTTGATGCGATGAAAAATTTGGGGTATTTATATGTGAAAGAAAAAGATTATGAGAATGCAAAAAAATATTATTTAATGGCGATAGAAAACGGGAATGATTTGGCAATGTATAAATTGGGATATTTATTTGATGAGCAAAAAGATTATGAAAAAGCGGAAAAATATTATTTAATGGCGATAGAAAAAGGAAATGATTTGGCAATGTATAAATTGGGACATATGTATGGAAAAAAATGTGATAATAAACAAATAATGATTAATTTAATAAAAAAAATAGGATATAATTATGAAACAAATAATGAAAAAGCGGAAAAATATTATTTAATGGCGATAGAAAAAGGAAATGCTTGTGCGATGAATAATTTGGGATATTTATTTGATGAGCAAAAAGATTATAAGAATGCAAAAAAATATTATTTGATGGCGATTGAAAAAGGAAATGCAAGTGCGATGAATAATTTGGGATATTTATTTGATAAGCAAAAAGATTATAAGAATGCAAAAAAATATTATTTGATGGCGATTGAAAAAGGAAATGCAAGTGCGATGAATAATTTGGGATATTTATTTGATAAGCAAAAAGATTATAAGAATGCGAAAAAATATTATTTGATGGCGATTGAAAAAGGAAATAATTATGCGATGAAAAACATTAAATATGTAATGAATGATTTGGAATTATATATTTGTTTAAATGAGATAATAAACAAGAATGAATTAATAGAGAATGAGATAAAAAGATTAAGAGACATTAAAAAGTTTAAATGAAAAAAATGGATTTGTTTTTTTATTTTTTTGGGAATAAGTAAGGAAATGTTTGAAAATATTGAGGAAATAGAGAAAAAATATAATTTAATGTTTAGTAAAAATGATGATGAAAACATAATATTATCAATATTTAATTCTTCGGAATTAAAAGAAGATTATGATTTAAATGATTTAGGTATATTAGTTTTAATAGGAACATATTATCATTATGTTAAAAAAGATAATGATAATGCAAAAAAATATTATTTAATGGCGATTAAAAAGGAACTGATAGTGCAATGAATAATTTAGGAATTATATATTACAATGAAAAAGATTATGAAAATGCAAAAAAATATTGGTTAATGGCAATTGAAAAAGGAAATAATTATGCAATAAATAACATTAAATATGTAATGAATGATTTGGAATTATATATTTGTTTAAATGAGATAATAAACAAGAATGAATTAATAGAGAATGAGATAAAAAGATTAAGAGACATTAAAAAGTTTAAATGAAAAAATGGATTTGTTTTTATTTTTTTTGTAGAAATAAATAAGGAAATGTTTGAAAATATTGAGGAAATAGAGAAAAAATATAATTTAAAAATTGACAAAAATAGATACGATGAAAATATGGTATTATCAATATTTAATTCTTTGGAAATAAGAGAAGAAGAATATGATTTAAATATGTCGTTTTTAATAGGATTATATTGTTTTTATGTTAAAACAGATAATACAAATGCAAAAAAATATTATTTAATGGCGATTGAAAAAGGAAACGATGATGCACTGAATAATTTAGGAATTATTTATATAAATGAAAAAGATTATGAAAATGCAAAAAAATACTATTTAATGGCAATAGAAAAAGGATATGTTAATGCAATTTATAATTTAGGTAATTTATATTGCATTGTAGAAAAAGATTATGAAAATGCAAAAAAATATTATTTGATGGCAATAGAAAAAGGAAATGATAGTGCGATGAATAATTTGGGAACTTTATATTGCAATGTGGAAAAAGATTATGAGAATGCAAAAAAATATTATTTGATGGCGATTGAAAAAGGTAGTGATACGGCAATAAATAACATTAAATATATAATGAATGATTTGGAATTATATATTTGTTTAAATGAGATAATAAACAAGAATGAATTAATAGAGAATGAGATAAAAAGATTAAGAGACATTAAAAAGTTTAAATGAAAAAAATGGATTTGTTTATTTATTTTTTTTTGTAGAAATAAATAAGGAAATGTTTAAAAATATTGAGGAAATAGAGAAAAAATATAATTTAATATTTAGTAAAAATGATGATGAAAACATAATATTATCAATATTTAATTCTTTGGAAATAAGAGAAGAAGAATATGATTTGAATGATTCAAATATATTAGTAATAATAGGATTATATTATTATTATGTTAAAAAAGATTATGATAATGCGGAAAAGTATTATTTGATGGCAATAGAAAAAGGAATGAGAGTGCAATGAATAATTTGGGAAATATATATAGAAGAAAAAAAGAATATAAAATAGCAAAAAAATATTATTTGATGGCAAGTGAAAAAGGGAATGACAAGGCAATGAATAATTTGGCAAAAATATATGAAATAGAAAAAAATACGAAAAAAGAAATAATAATTGGTTTAATAAATAAATTAAAAATATATGGATATGAAACAAATAATGGGAAAGCAGAAAAATATTATTTAATGGCTATAGAAAAAGGTAATATAATGGCAATAAATAATTTAGGGCTTTTATATTATAAGGAAAAAGATTATGAAAATGCGAAAACATATTTTTTGATGGCGATAGAATACGGTGATGTTAATGCAATAATTAATTTAGCATTAATATATTATTGTGAAAAAGATTATAAAAATTGCAAAAAGTATTATTTAATGGCAAAAGAATATGGTGATATTAATACAATAATTAATTTGGCATTAAAATATTATGATAAAAAAGATAATAAGAATGCGAAAAAGTATTATTTAATGGCAATAGAAAATGGAAATATTGAAGCGATGAATAATTTGGGGTATTTATATGAGAAAGAAAATGATTATGAGAATGCGGAAAAGTATTATTTAATGGCGATAGAAAAAGGAGATATTGAAGCGATGAATAATTTGGGGTATTTATATGTGAAAGAAAAAGATTATGAGAATGCAAAAAAATATTATTTAATGGCGATAGAAAAAGGAGATGTTGATGCTATGAATAATTTAGAAAGATTAAATTATTATATATTTTGTGAACAAGAAAGAAAAAAATATATAATGAGATTAATGTTTATATCAATAGTATGTTGAAAAAAAATGGATTTGTTTATTTATTTTTTTGGGAATAAGTAAGGGAATGTTTGAAAATATTGAGGAAATAAATAAGAAATATGGGATAGAAATAAAAACAGATGACGAAAAAAAAATATTATCAATATTTAATTCTTTGGAAATAAGAGAAGAAGATTATGATTTGAATGATTACAAAATATTGTCAAAAATAGGATTATATTATTTATATGTTAAAAAAGATAATGAGAAAGCAAAAAAATATTATTTGATGGCAATAGAAAAAGGATATGATGGTGCACTGAATAATTTAGGAAATTTATATTACAATCAAGAAAAAGATAATGAGAATGCAAAAAAATATTATTTGATGGCAATAGAAAAAGGGAATGATTTAGCGATGTATAATTTTGCAGAAATATACTTTGAAGAAAAAGATTATAAGAATGCAAAAAAATATTGGTTAATGGCGATAGAAAAAGGAAATGATTATGCGATGAATAATTTAGGACATTTATATCATGTCACAGAAAAGGATTATGAGAATGCAAAAAAATATTATTTGATGGCAATAGAAAAAGGAAATGAAAATGCGATGAATGATTTAGGATATTTATGTTGCAATGTAGAAAAGGATTATGAGAATGCGAAAAAATATTATTTGATGGCAATAGAAAAAGGAAATGTTTGTGCGATGAATAATTTAGGATATTTATATCATGTCATAGAAAAAGATTATAAGAATGCAAAAAAATATTGGTTAATGGCGATAGAAAAAGGGGATAAGACGGCAATGAATAATTTGGAAAGTATAATGAATGATTTGGAATTATATGTTTGTTTAAATGAGATAACGGACAAGAATGAATTAATAGAGAATAGGATAAAAAGATTGAGAGACAAATGTGTATAAAAAAATGGATTTATTTTTATTTTTTTGTAAAATAAAAAAATGTTTAAAAATATTGATGAAATAGAGAAAAAATATAATTTAACAATTAATAAAAAAAAATATGATGAAAATATGGTATTATCAATATTTAATTCTTTGGAAATAAAAGAAGAAGAATATGATTTGAATGATTCAAATGTATTATTTATGATAGGATTATATTATTTAAAAGTTAAAAAAGATAATGAGAATGCAAAAAAATATTATTTAATGGCGGCAGAAAAAGGAAATACGGGTGGACTGAATAATTTGGGAAATTTATATTATGATTTAAAAGATTATGAGAATGCAAAAAAATATTGGTTAATGGCGATAGAAAAAGGGAATGAAAATGCGATGTTTAATATAGGAAATTTATATTGCCATGAAGAAAAGGATTATGAGAATGCAAAAAAATATTGGTTAATGGCGATAGAAAAAGGAAGTGAGAATGCGATTTATAATTTAGGAATGTTATATTGCTATATAGAAAAAGATTATGAAAATGCGAAAAAATATTATTTAATGGCGGTAGATAATGGGAATGAATATGCGATGTTTTATTTAGGAAATATATATTGCTATCTAGAAATGGATTATGAGAATGCAAAAAAATATTATTTAATGGCGGTAGAAAAAGGAAATGATTATGCAATGAACAATTTAGGAAGTTTATATAATAATGAAGAAAAAGATTATGAGAATGCAAAAAAATATTATTTAATGGCGATAGAAAAAGGAAATAAAGGTGCAATGAACAATTTGGGAAATTTATATTGGAATGTGGAAAAAGATTATGAGAATGCAAAAAAATATTATTTGATGGCGATAGAAAAAGGAAATAATGATGCAATATTTAATTTAGGAATGGTTTATTATGGATTAAAAGATAATGTGAATGCGAAAAAATATTGGTTAATGGCGATAGAAAAAGGACATAAAAAGGCAATGAATAATATAAAAAAAATAATGAGTGAATTGGAATTATATGTTTATATGAAAGAGATAATAAATAAGAATGAAGTAATTGAGAATGAAATAAAAAGATTAAAAAAAACAAAAAAAGTGATTAAATATGATAATAGGTTAATATATTTTGGTGAATTAAATAATATAAAAGACTGTATGATATGTTATCAGAATAGTAAATTACATATATTGATGAAATGTGCGAGACATGATATATGTAAGGATTGTTATGTAAAAGTGGAAAAATGTCCATATTGTGAAAATTGAAAAAAATGGATTTATTTTTATTTTTTTGTAGAAAAAAATAAGCAAATGTTTAAAAATATTGAGGAAATAGAGAAAAAATACAATTTAATAATTAATAAAATAATATGTGATGAAAAAATAGTATTATCAATATTTAATTCATTGGAAATAAAAGAAGAAGAATATGATTTAAATGACTCAAATATATTAGTTATAATAGGATTATATTATTTAAAAGTTAAAAAAGATAATAAGAATGCAAAAAAGTATTATTTAATGGCAATAGAAAAAGGAAAAGGAAATGCAAATGCAATGAATAATTTAGGAAATTTATATTATAGAGAAAAAGATTATAAGAATGCAAAAAAATATTTTTTAATGTCAATAGAAAAAGGGAATGAATTTGCGATGAATAATTTGGGAATAATATATAAAATAGAAAAGGATAATGGGAATGCGAAAAAATATTATTTGATGGCGATAGAAAATGGAAGTATGTCGGCGATGGAAAATATAAAAAGAATAATGAGTGAAGTAGAATTATATGAAAAATTAAAGGAAATGGAAAATAAGAATGAAATAATAAGGGATGAAATAAAAAGGTTAAGTAGACTAAAAATAATAAAAGATTACGAAAATAAATTTGAATAATGATGTGATGCGATTTTTTTCTTTATATAAATGTATAATAATGGTATCTAGTAAAAAGTGTGAAAATGCAAAGATGAATGTAGGAACAAGGGCGCAAGTATGGCATGGGACAGCATGTAGAACAAGCGGTGGATTGCATAAAAAGGATTTAATAATGAATAAACATGGAAGAATAGTGAGTAGAAAAAAGCATCATTCAGAGAAAAGGGGAATAATAGACAGATTATTTAAAAAGGGATATAAGCCATTCAAGGGAAAATTTGGTGTAAGTAAGGGTCATGGTGATTATGGATCAAGAAGTTCATTAAAGTCATATCATTCAAAAAGAGGAGGAGGACCTGGAACAAATTATGCGTTATCACCGGCATCAGTGTCAGGATTAAATTCGACGGATCCATCGGTAAATGTTCAATTCGCAGCGGGTATGGGTGGAAGAAGAAAAAAAAGACATACAAGAAAGAATAGAAAACATGGAGGTTCGTCACCATTTACGGCATTAAGTCCATCGGGGATAGACGGACAAGGGATAACGGATTACAAGAGTCAGGGGAGTAACAGTGTTCAATTTGCGGCAGGTATGGCGGCATAATTTATTTATTACAGCAAGCTAAAATAAAAATGAGAAAAAATATAGTTATAGTTTATAACTATATTTTTATTTTTGGTTGGTGTAATAAATATTATTTATTATTTTGTTGTATAAAATTTTCTTGAACTTTTTGTATATCGATAGGATTTTTATTTCGGTATTCAGAAATATCAATTTTTTTTCTAATTTGTTTATAAATTTCTTGATTAATATTTTGAATATTATATTGTTTTGGTTTGATATTATAATAGTCTTTGATAACATCTTCATAATTGCCATTGAATTCTTGTAATTTTTGTTTAGATAAATCGTAAGAATAATTGGTAAATTTCATAATTTTTTGAATATGATCATCCATATAGTAAATAAAAATAAAAATGGTGTAATAATCAACGTAAATTTGGGTTAATACATTTAGTAAGTGATGGAAATATGTCACCAGACATGCATAGATCATTAACACCGACTGGTGCACAAGTATTATTGCCGATAAGACACCATCCTTTTTGTGGATTTGGGTTTGGTTCTGGTTGATAATTGGTAGTAGATGGTGGTAAATTGATATCGGTTGCTAATTTATTTGAGATATCAAAATCAAAGTTTGGTGAATAAGAATGTATGAATGTAATGATATTGTCTTTAAAAATGAATAAAAGAAATAAAAGTGAAAAAAGGATAAAGATAAAGAAATAATAAAAAAAGGAAAAGAACGAGTATTGTGGAGAAGGAGAGGTAGATGAGTATAAATTAGAAAATGGTTTATTATCAGAATCTAAATCCATGGTATACAGTAATAAAATAAAAAAATAAATGCGTAATAGCTTAAATATAATGTTCTTAATTTAAATAAATGAGTTCGGGAATAGAGTTATTAATGAACAACAATAATTATTCATCAAAAAATATGTCGGATGATAATATTGATAATTTAGAATTTGAGTTGAATGAAATAACGGATAATAATGATGAAATAAGGATGGATAGTCCAAGAATATCGGAAGAATTTAACAATAATTTTGATATTGGAAAGGAGACGATAAATGAGTCATTTAACAATATAGGAAATAATATGGATAATGATTATGATTCATATTCAAGTGGATTAAAAAAGGAGGATATATTGAGAAGAAAATTTGAGATATTAAAAAAATTGGAAAGATTAGAAAAAAGGAGGGGAATAGAGTTATCAAAAAAGTATTCGATGGATTCATCATTAATGGAAATGGAAATGGAATATTCGATTCATGAGGATGACATAAAAAAAAAGAATGCGATAAAAGTATATGGAAATACATTAATACAATTAATTCAGTTTATTGAGCAAATAAATGGTCAATTTAATCCGATAGATGTTGATTTATCGGGATTTTCGGAAGCGGTAGAGGACAAGATAGAAGAATACGATGATATATTTGAAGAATTACATGATAAATATAAGGATAATTTTAGAATAATGCCTGAAATAAAATTAATATATAGTTTGGTTGTAAGTGGTTCAATGATTGCGTTTACGAATAAAATGATGGCAACATCGATTCCGGGTGCGAGTGAAATATTTCGTGACAATCCGGATTTGGCGGCACAATTTAAAGAGGCGGCAATAAAAACAATGTCAAATCAGAGTTCAATGGGAAAATTTATGAATAGTATAAGTGGAAGAAATGGTCCACCGGAGCCGATAAATACACAAATAGAAGATGTGGAAATGTATAATACAAGAGGTGGAAATAATATTCAAAGGCAACAACAACAAGAGTCGATGGCAAAATCGGTATATTTGCCAAGACAACAGCCGATACCATCAAATCAGCAAAATGTGATGAGAGCAGAGATGAATGGTCCAAAGGATATATCAAATATATTATCGGGATTGAAAACAAAAACGATAAGTATAGATGCACAAGTGCCAACAACGAGACAACAAGTATCACCAAATGGTAGTTTGGTGAGTGAAAATAAACAAAAAAAATCAAAAAGAAGAATTAATAATAGTAGAAATACGATGAGTTTAGATTTATAGGGAATTATTGGCGGATGAGTAATAGGAATTAGGGATAACGGCATTTTTATTTTTAAGGATCAAGTTATTAAGATAATCTTTGATCATTTTTTTATTATTTTCGTATTTGCCATTGCCGTCGGCAACTTTGCCAGAATAAACGATAATTAATGAACTATTATTAATATTTTTCAAAACATAATTAGCATTATTGATGATATCAGTTTGGGATGCATTATTATCGATTAAATAAACTTTGAATAAAATTTCCAATATTGGAAAATATCCGATAAAATCTTTGACACGAAAATCGCCCCAATAAAGGTCATAGATTGTTTTTTTGGTGCTTTTTAACATAAATTCAATAAAATGTGATTTGGAGTCTCTGGTGGATGCAACCCAGCCCAAAAATCCGTAATCTGCGTCTTTATATTTGATAAGAACATTATTGTATCTTTTTCTGTAAACTTCGAATTCATTGGTTAATGAGATAGCGAATTGATTATATTGTGCTTTTGAGTTTCTTCTGGTGTAATTTGCGGAACTTTTTCTTGAATTTTTAAAATATGCGTATAATATTCTTTTATGATAATTATTAAAAATAGGTAATATGGTATTTTTGATATAACTTTTATCGATATCTTTATTAAATCTTTTATTATATTCCGTTTTTATTTTATGGGATAGTGAATTTAATTGTTCTCTATTTAAATCATTTTGGTATGGATAAGGATTGGTATTAATGATATCGACCAACATTTTAATTAAATTGCCATAATCAAAATTGTTTTTAAAATTATCGGGTATTTGAATATTATATCCATTTTGTCCTGGTATTTGAATATTGTATCCATTTTGTCCTGGTATTTGAATATTGTATCCATTTTGTGGTGGCATTTGAATATTGTATCCATTTTGTCCGGGTATTTGAATATTGTATCCATTTTTTTTTCTGATGGTATATTCATCATTTAATGAATTATAATCTCTTTTTGAGTATCGTCTACGGTTGATTCCATTATATACTTTTTTTCTGGTATCCAACATTATTTTTGCTTTTCTTTTTTTAAGTGTTTTTAATAATGTGCATATTTGTGCATTGAATGATTTATCGATTTCTTTTTCTTTTTTATACACGATTGGTTCAGCATCAATTTCAAAAGTATAATATTTGCCCAATCCGGTGATATTGCCTAATATTTTGGTGATAAAAGATGGTCTATCTGGTTCCATAAATTTGCATTTTTTCAAGTCATAATTATCATAATCATCATTATTAATGCTATTATTTTTAATAATTTTAATATTATTATTAAATGGTTGAGGAATAGGATTAGGGATGGGTTCGGGATCAGGATTGGCATAATTATTATTTTCGGCGGCATTTTTGGTGACATTGATTAAATGTTTATAAAGTGCTTCAAAGGATTCTTTTCTGTATTTATCGATGGGATTATTTTGGTTGATTGGTTTTTTTTTGATAGCATTATATTTTTGTTCAATATCATTAATAATTTCGGTTGCGGTTTTAATTTTTATGCCATTTGTTTTTATTTTTTTCATGTCATCGATTTCCTTCATAATAACATTTTTTTCTGTTTCAACGGACCGATCAATTTGATTCATAACGGCATCATTTCCAATATTTTCGGGTAATTGAAAATTATTGTTACTCATTTATTATATATATATATAAATAAATTATGGATTGATAAATTTTTTAAGTCTATTTTTTTCATTTTTTGTGAGTTGTTCGATGTTGGTATTATTATTGATGATTTCAAACAATTTATTTTTATCGACTAATAATAATAAAGAACAATATTTTAAAAAATTATAATTATTGGATTGAGTGGTATATTTTGTTTTTATTTTAGTATATCTAATATTATTATCTTTAATAAAATCAAGATTATGGTGTAATAGCCAATTATTATATCCGACTTTAATATGGAATGCGATATCATTTAAAAGCCATATTTGTTTTTGATAAATAATTTTATCAATATTATTGGTCATACAAAAATTATCTAAAAAGGATAAATATAATTGTGGAGAAATATTTAAATCGACACAATTTTCGTGCCAAATCATGGCAATAATATTTGAATCTTCGTTTAATAAATCATAAAAATGTGTTTTATTGTGTATAATATTTTTTACGGTTGATAAAATTTCGATAACGGTATTAAAATGTTGTGGTGGAAAATGGCGAATGCCTTGATCATAAAGGGATTTAATCAAGTCAAGTTTTCTTAAATCTGGTAAAAAAGTGTAATTAATATCAGGTAAAAAGGAGTGATAAAATGATTTGATATGATTAATGGATGGAGATTTAAATTCAAGTGGATAACTAATTTTTAATAATTCTTTTTTGGATTTATTAAATATTTTATTGGAAATACAGATAATGGGGAAGGGGAATTTTTTTTTAATTAATTTAATTAATTCGGATAAGTCATTAATATAATCGACATCATCGATTAAAATGATAAAATTTTGTTTATAATTAACAAAATTATAAAAATCAGAAACAGAATATTTATAAATAGATAATACGATATAATTCATTTGTTTAATAATATTTTTAACGGTAAATGTTTTTCCGATACCCGAGTCACCATAAATAAAGATAGAGCATTGGTTACTATTAAAATTTTGTAAAAAAAAGGTGATTTGATTAATTTCATTTGTCCGATCCATTATACAAAAATATTGAAAATATATTTAACTATAAATAGAATAAAGTTAAATTATATAAAATGATAATGGAACAAGAGAAATTAGAAACATTTTTACAAAATGAGATAAAAACAAATCAATTAGAATCATGGAGTAATTTAAACAAGACATACAAGTCACAAAAACTGAGGGAATTTGTGGAAAGATATAGGGAAGAGAATAATTTAACAAAGGATGAGGAGATAAAATTGGAGCAATTTTTAATAACATCATTGGAGAATAAGAAATTGGAAAGAGTAAAGGATGTGGTGTATGATAAGAATACAAAAATGATAAAAAAGATTCCTGGATTAATATTTAATAAAAATTCGAAACATTTTTCGTTAAAGAATTTGGATAAAAGGACATCGACATTAAAAAGTTTGCCACCGAATCAGCAAAAAAAGGAATCAAGGTGAAGAGGATGATTGTTGTAATGAGTAAAAAAGGTAGGACATTTCTTTGTTATTTTCGTTTGATTTAATATCTTTATAAAAATCATTGATATGTTCTTCGACGATTTGAATTTTATCTTTAATTTTAATAATATTATGTTCAATATTAATTTTTTGATTTAAACATAATATTTCGGTGATATAATAAAAAAGATAAATATGTTTTTTGGAAGAAGAATGTTTATAATTAATTTGAAAAATTTGAAACAAGAATTGTATTATTTTGGATTCATATTTTTCGGTTTGCCATAAAAAAATAACATCCCAAATTATCCAAATAGCATCAGTATCATGTATAAATGAATAATTGCGTTTTGAACAAATTAATTTATTATCATTTTCAATAATCCAAGTGATCCAAAAACAGGACATTTTAAAATCTTTATTTTGTAAATAAAAAATAAGTTCATTAATTGGTTTAATTAATATTTCGGGATCATTATTTTTGATAATAATATCAGAAAAAGATGTATCATTAATTTTAAAGATAGGTTGAGTATTTTTATCAATTTTGATTAATTCGAATGCAGGTGATTGTTTTGTTTTACAACAAACAACAATAATTTGTGCAAATAATTTTCTAATTTTTTGATTATTTCGTATAGTAAATTGTTCATCATTAGAATAAATAGATTTAAATGTATTATATTGTAATAAGACATAGATTGATATTTCTGGGTTAGCAATTCGGACATTTTTAACAATGAATAAAAAAATAATATCCCATAAATCATTGAATAAAAATGAGCAAATTAATTCGACAGACCAAAAACATGATGATTCAATGTCTTGTAATATCAAATTAGTTAATAATTCTTTTTTGACGTGTAATTTATTATAACCAGAAAATGTTTTTGTTTTAAAATTAGAAATAGGTCTTAGATCTAAAATATCATATTCATTCATAATTTATCTTCATACATTTTTATTTTATAAAAACATTTTTTAATAGTGGCTTCATTAATATTTCCGATATCTTTAATCATTTTAATGGTGATTGAATTAAGATTATATTTTACAACGACATAATAAATAATCCCACAAGTAATGGATTGTGGGTTATTTTCTTGTAAAAAATGATTATCATTAATGGCATTGGCAATAATTTTGCATATTTCCAAATATTTTGTGTCGATATTTAAATAACTACAAAATCGTTCAATTAAATCAATAGGTTTTGTTTCATTCAACATCATTTTTTCATTATTATCGTAATTTTGTTCTAAAATATTAATAATATTATAAACTAATTTACAGCCTTTTACAATAGTTTTTGAATTTAAATGAACCAAGTCGGATATTTCTTTGATAATTCTGGGGGCATTATTTAATTTAAAAGACAAATATAATGATGCAGATATAATTCCATCTTTATTACATTTTCTAAAACTTTGTTCATATTCAAAAACTTTTTTATAAAATAAAATAGCATCATCGACAATAATTTCGGGTATATTATTATTTTGTGCAATACATTGATAATATTGATATACATCATAAATAGTTTTTTCTTTGTATGACCACTGGTATTCAATGCATTTTTTTAAATTATTGGATTTTTTTTTATTTGTATTATTTGATATAACCTTACAAATAAAAGATGATTCTTTAAATAAAGGATTAATAATAGGACCACATCTGGACATATTATCACAGGCATTATCATTATTGAATGTTTTCCATTCTCCAGAATAATCGATTGTTTTATTAATTTTTCCACAATTATCGGATATACAAACTAAAAAATCATTTTCATTAAATATTAATTCTGAATTACATAAATTACATTGATATAAATTAATTTCTTCAATATACAATGTGTCATTATTTATCATAATAAGTAATAAAATATGTATTTATGTTCATAAAAATTGAAATACATTTTTTCATAAATAAAATGTAATTATTTAAATGGCGATTGAATTATTAAATAAATTTTTAAAACAAAAAACGATGAGTGCAATAAAACAAATAAATTTAAAAGAATTAAAAAATAAAACATTAGTAATTGATGCAAGTATATATATGTTTAAATATAAATCTGAAAATAAATTGTGTGAAAAAATAGAAAAAATGATTTCAATATTGTTAAATAATGGTATAAATCCGATATTTGTATTTGATGGAAGCATAATGGAAAATAAAAAAGAAACAATAAAAAAAAGAAAAAAAATAAAACAAGAGAGTATTTTAAAAATATCTTATTATGAAAATAAAGAAAATTTAACACCAGATGAAAAAATAGAATTAAAACAATTGAAATTAAATTCAACAACATTAACAATCGAGGATAGAATAAATGTTAAATCAATTGTTGAAAACTGTAAAATTGAATATTTTGAATCAAATTTGATCGAAGCAGATAAAATATGCGATAATTTAATTAAAAATAAAAAAGCATGGGGATGTATTAGTGATGATATGGATATGTTTGCTTATGGAATGCCATTTATCTTAAGAGATTTAAATATTGATAATGAGACTGTTGTATTATATGACACAAATAAAATCATCAATATATTAAACATATCCATGGAAAATTTCAAAAATATTTGTTTATTAAGTGGAAATGATCAATTTCCAGAATTAAAAAATAATATTTTTAAACTTTTCAATTATTTTGAAAAGTTTAAAAAGAAAAATAATAAAAATAATTCATTTATTGATTGGTTATCTTACCATTATATTGATAAAATTAATTATAATAAAGAAAAATTCGGAATTCTAATAAAATATGTTAATGACTGATTTTTATTCTTTTACTGTTTTTGGAATATGTTTCGCAATAAATTTTTGCAAATTAAAATATGAAAAATCCTTTTGTTCTGCATCTGTTAATCCAAATAATTCAATTAATTTTTTATCTGGTAAAATTATTCTTCCATTTTTTGGATTTGATAATTTTTCTTTTTTAATGTATTCCGATATTTTATGTGTAACTTCTGATCTTGGAATTAATTCACCAGATTCTAATCCTAAAAATACTGCTAATTCATCACTTATTGGTCTTGGAATTTTAAATCCACTAACTCTTTTTTCATCCGAATCTGATTTCTTTTTTCCCTTGGATACTATTTTTTTAAGTTTTAAAATCTTTTTCTTGTTTAATTTTAACTTATTTGAAACATCAACTAATTCGTCCAATACTAATTTTATTCTGTCTGTTAAAAATGATTGTTCTTCAATAATTGTGTCAATATTTATTTCTTGTTTTTCAACTTCACTATTTTTATCATGTTTTCCATGTCTTTTCTTTTTTGGTGCTTCTTCAACAACAACATGATGATGAACTTCTTCGGCCTTGACAACAGGAACTTCTTCAACTTTTACAACAACAGGAGCAACAACAGGAGCAACAACAGGAGCAACAACTGGAGCAACAACTGGTTCAACGACGGGTTCTGTTGTCACTGTTTTTCTTGATTTTTTTTCGTTTGATGTTTGAGATTTAATGGATGATGACTTTGCCATATTACTTTTATATAAGAAATTGTTTTAAATTAAATAACGCAAAAAAATTAAAATTATTCTAATGAATAATGAACGTAGAATGAAAAAATATCTTCATTATCAAATTTTTTAAAATTATCAAAAGAGTTACAAAGAAATTCGATAAATTTTTTTTGATATGTTTCATTATTTTTGATATTATAAATGGCAGTTAATTCATCAAACAAGGATATTTTTGATTTTAATTCTTCATTTGTATTTTTACACCATAATTCATATAATTTATTTAAAAATTTATCAATTCTTTTTTTATTGTTTAATTTTATTAAAGATTGAACATTTATATAAATAAATTTATTCATATTATTAACTAAATCAATAATCATAAATTCGATTTTATTTTTTTTAGTAAATAATGGTATTTCTACGACACTAATAATATTAATTATTTTTTTTAATTTTATTAAATTCATAAAATTATTAATGACATCAAAAGTAATTATATTTCTGTTGTATGGATTAAATATTTTTTTTGATTGTATTAATTTATGAAAAGTATTAATGTCAAAACAATAAACAAAATTATTTTCATTAAACGAAAATATATTGCCATATTTCAATAAAGTAATATCATTTAATGTTAAAAAATCGGTGTCATTTAATGATAAATGTCTTTTAAATAAAGCAGGTCCTTGACATTTATTAAATATACGGACAATATATCCTCTAAATAAAGACTGAATTTTTATAATACATTTTGATAAATAATCGTATACATATATTCTTTTTTTAATTTCATCTTTTTTTCCACTTTGTTTTAAAAATCTTTTTTTTGCCATTTTTTTTAATTCTTTATTATTACATTTTGAAAAGACATTTGCATAATTATCTGATGATATACGTAATTGTATAATATTCATATAATTATTCATGGCTATATAATATCCATATATTTCAAAAAAAAATGGAAATAATTGAAAAAAATTGATTTATTTTTTTTTATTCTTTGTATTATTCATGTCAAATATATCAATTATTGATGGAACAAAACCAATTGACCCAACATTAATATCTTTTAAAAAAGCGCCAAAACCGTTTAATGGTTCTTATGTTATTAATGTTAATTATAAAAATAAATCATTAACACTCAAAACTCCGGAAATGTTTACATGGGGAATACAAGAAGAAGTTGATGTTAATAAAATTCCAAATGGAAAATTTATGTTGCAATTACAATTTTCAGATTCTCCATCAGATGATGAAAAAACATTTTTCGATAATTTAAAATTATTAAGAGAATTAAGTGTAAATTATTTAGTGCAATCAACTGGAAAATCAAAAGATGTTATAGAAGAAAAATTTAATCAATTTATAAGATATAAAAAAATACCAAATACAACTGAATATAATTATGATTCTTGTCCGACATTAAAAACAAAAATAAGAGATAATAAAAATAATATTGGGACTTATATTATTGATATATTCTTAAATAATGACAAAACCGTTTTATATGGAAAAAATAAAACAGAAATACATCCAAAAGATATTGTTCCAAAATATTCAAAAGTAAAAACACTAATTCAATGTGGTGGAATTTGGGATGTGAATAAAACTTATTCATTAACTTTTAATCAAGTTCAAATCGCCATTACCGAAATGGGTAATACACAAATACAAGGACAATATTTATTGGGAGATGAAGATGATGAAACCAAAATTAATGAAGATTCTGATTATGAAGATAATAATAGCGAGTATAAATCAATCGATATTATTAATGATAAAAAACCATTAGAATCAGCTAAAACAACAAATGATGAACCAGCATCAGTGCCAGTGCCAGTAGAACCGGTCCCAGTTCAGGAACCAGTAGTAGAAGTAGAAGCGACACCAGCACCAGTAAAAAAACTACCTAAAAAAATAATTAAAAAATAAATTAGTTTTTATTTTTTTTGTTTATCACAATGTCATCTCCTTCAAATAATTCATTTACAATATCATTAACCGCAACTGAATCTTGTTTTGATAATTTTGATTCTTGAGTATTATTTATGCCAACCAATTTTCCGTTTTCATCCAATGTTTGACTAATTTTATTTCCATATTTTTCACTTTTTTCTTTATTATCTTCCATTGATTTCTTTTTTGCATCCAATATTCTTTTATCAAATGCATTTTTTGCTAATTCTTCATTCTTTATTTTTTCATGCATTAATTGATTTAATTCTTCTTCAATGTATTCAACATTGCCAGTCTTGTATGCATCAGGATCCCATGGTAACCAAACTCCAACTGGACCAACCAAGATATCAAATGTTGGATCACTTTCTCTTAATATTTTTGCATGAAAATTTGCCTCTTCTTCTGATGCATATACTCCACGACATTTTATTGCCCTTACTGATGTCGTAAAATTATTTCTTTTATTAAATTCATTTTGTAAATAAGTTTCGTTATTATCCAAATATGTCTTGTAATCATCCCATAATTCTGGATAATTTAATTTACCTTTTTCTTCTTCTAAAAAATCCTTGAAATTATCTGCCAATGATTTATAATCAATTTTATATGATTCAGATATATAATGCAAAAAATTGTCAAATATTATAACCGATTTACTAAAATTCCATTTTTTTATAAATGATGAAAAATAAAATAATTCCTTATTTTCTAATATTTTTTCAGGACTTATAAATGAAAAACACCCAAATTTTTGATTTGCAATCGGCTTGTCTTCTGATAATACATCGACATATTTAGGATTATCTAATCCATCTTCTGTCTTTCTTTTTACAAACCCAGATTTTTTATTATTTGTTATAGGTTTTTTATAATGTTTTTTCATATAATATATCTTATTTATTTATTTTTATACTATTTTTTACATTATTACAATATATATGATAAATCTTGTTTCTTTTGAAAACGAATATAATTTATTGTTAAATAAATATAAAAATGAGTATAATAATTTCATGTCATTAAATTCATCTGATTTAAAAAAAATAATACCATTAAATGATAAATCATTTTGGGGAAAAACAGCAATATCTGATTCATCAGTTAATAACCAAAATGACTGTATTGATCTTTGTAAAAAAAATAAAAATTGTTCAGGTGCTACATTTGTTCCTCAAACAAATCAATGTATGGTTCGTTCTGGATTTGGATCGATTAATAATGATCCAAATAATGTTGCATTAGTATCAAATTATGTTTTAAAACTTTCAATTTTATTGTCTTATAATGAACAATTACGGTCAATAATTGACAAAATAAATGAAATTGTAAAAAATAATTCACTTGATATTGATAAAGAAATAATTAAAAAAAATGTCGAAAAATTAAAAAAAGATTCATTAATATTAGCGTCTGAAAATGATAAATTGCAAAATATTATTTATCAACAAAATATCTTAAATAGTGATGTATTAAATAATTCTCAGATTGTTTATTCAAATTATTCTGTTTTTTTTATTTATTTTTCTTTATTTTTATTTATTATTGCATTATCATTGTTTTTTATATTCCCCAATTCAGCACCATCATTAATACTTTTATTTATTATATCCATTATTCTTTTCTTTTCATAATATTCCATTTTTTTTTTCATTGATTCTTTTGTGGATTTATCAATCATTTCTTTATATTTTTTATCCATATTTTTTAATATATATATTTATTTTGATTTTTAACCAATTAATGATAATGGCACAGTTACGTCTTCTTTATATAAATGACATTCAAATAATAATTCATCCTTTGTATATGTTCCATCAGAATAATAAAAACGATAATTATCTTGTTTTTTATTTTTTGTCCATTGTAATATATTTTTGTCCAAATTTAGTATTAATTGTCCAGTAAATACCCACATTTGAGTGTTTGGTATTAAATTCTCACCCGATTTATAAATATAACAATTTTTAAATATATCCAAAAATTGAATTGGATTAATATTTCTTACATATTTTTTATAATCGTTAGAACCACCAAATAATTTAAATATTTCAATTAAATTTTGAAAAAGTTCATGATTTTTTTCTTCAATAAATTCACCATTATTAACTACAAAATTATCATCATGATAATAATAACATAATTTATTTTCAAAAATATTTAGTTTTTGCATAAGAACTCCATCCATATTTTCCAATCTTTTACAAATTTCGTCCTTTGAAAACACGTTGAATAAATGTTTTACAGAATCTTTTGCATATTCAATATCAATCATTGGTTGTTCATATAATGAATGAAATGTTCTAAACGGTAAAAGATAATAAACCTCTTTGTAATAAATTCCGACAATAATACACCAAGTCATATTATATATCAATCAATTATTTTTATTTATATTAAATTAATCTACAATAACATTGGTAATTATTTTATCAATAAAATGATCAAATGTTATTAAATCATAATCATTATCAATTGACTCAAATTTTTTATTTAATTTATCCAATTTATCTTTAATATTTAATTTTGTTTCAAAGAATTCCTTTAATTTTTGTGTTTAAACCGAACTCATCATTAAATTTAAATCCTTTGTTATTTTATAAACATTTGTTTTCTTGTAATTTTTCAATATTAAATCAACCACCTCATCACTTAAATCCAGTTCTGATAAATAATAGTCAATTTTATGTAAATTAGAACGCAACAAAGGCAAAGCGGACGGATTATGTGCCAATATATGCCAAACAATTTTATTAGGATTTCTTGATAATAATTCAATAGCTTCGGGTGATGGATCCGCGGATAATTTATTCCAATCAAGTTCCATTATAAAATATTATTTTCTTTAGTTTTAACCTGAATTAATGTGCGAGCGAAGCGAGCATATATCCCATTTGTTATTTATTTAAAAGAAATATAATATAATTTTCTTTAGTTTTAACCCAAATTTGTTATATATTTAAAAGAAACATAATTTTCTTTAAGATTTAACCCAAATTTGTTATATATTTAAAAGAAATATAATTTTCTTTAAGATTTAACCCAAATTTGTTATATATTTAAAAGAAATATAATTTTCTTTAAGATTTAACCCAAAAATATAATTTTCTTTAGTTTTAACCCAAATTTGTTATTAAATCTAAAGAAATATAATATAATTTTCTTTAAGATTCAGCCCAAATTTGTTATTTATTTAAAAGAAATAATATAATTTTGGTTAAATATTATTATTTTTATAATTGGGGTCTCGGTCTCTTGCAACTAAACTGGTTAATTTTAATTGTAAATTGGATTGAAAAAATACTAAAAATGTGGTTAATAATGTCCCACTGGATACTTCTTTGACACGTAAATGTTGAAATCCATAATATCCTTCTAAAGGGAATGGGATTCGGTGTATGATATTTCTGCCTAAATAAGAGAAAACCCCGGTCAATGACATTTCAAATAGGACATCCAATAATAAATGTATTTTGGAATAAGAGTTATTATAGACACCCAGTGTGTGATTAAATATAAAATCGAGTAATTTGGATAAATAATAACCAACAAAAACATATAAAGAAGTAATGAAAAATATATCAATAATTTTTATTAATCGAATGATATTTGCCCGTTTCATTTATGTATAATCGGGATAAAATTAAACGCAAAAAGAAAATTGTATTTAATCTATTATAAAATATTTTGTCAAAGTTTTGTAATAATATTGGATTATTTAGTGTCATTAATTCTCCAATCTTCCCAATCATAAAATAAATATTTTCCAATTTTTATACTATGATTTTCAGTTATCAAACAAATATAATAATCACTTTTTATTTTATTCTGAATTTTTGATTGTGGATGTTCATTAACCATTATCCATTTGTTTTCATATTTTATAAAATGACTTCCAGTGACAAAAATACCGTCTAATTCCATTAATAATTCATTTTCGGGTAATATTTTCATTGTTCCAATCACTTTATTATTTTCTTCCAAATAATCTCCTATTTTTATTTCATCAATTTTTTTAATTATTCCATTATTCATTTTTATTAAAGTATTCGGATAAAAACAATGACCTAATGCCCTAACCATTTGCCCACTTGGACCAGCCCACATACTAACAATCGTCTTATTACTTCCATCCAATATATATAATAAACTTACCATAATTCCAATCATTTTTCCAATTGTGTCCTTTATACTTATTGTTATTTTTTGCATTTCAATCACTAAATTTAAAAATACCCCAAATACATTTTCAATTATTGTTGTTATAAATGAACGTATTGTTCCCAACATGGTTCTTATTCCATTTATATTATTTGTTAAATCAGATCCTAATGATGATAATGATGATGTTATATATGTTATTGGTTGTAATATATACCCCATTAAATTTACTTGTGTATTTTGTATACAATATGTAAAATCAGATTGAATATCGTCAGATAATGGCATATACATTGGATTACATCTATATTCATTCCAATTTTTTTTAATTTCACTTAAACCAATAAAATAATACATTAATGCAAATTGAATAATAAATGCAATATTAACAAATATAAACATTGTCCATTGTTTACCGGTTGGCATATATTTTTATTGAAAAAAAATATTTTGTATTTATATTTTTTCTGCAAATTGTTGTCGATATAATTTTATTTCTTTTGCAAAATCTAATAAAATATTAAAATTAATATATCGATCTGTTATGCAAGCATCAAAAAATGTAAAACATACTTTATTAGTATTTTCGATAATTTTTATTTCATTTTTTTTTGATTTTCTTAACATAAATATTAATATACATCTATCTTTCTGTGAATATTTACAACCTTTGACAGAACCATTTTCATCAAATAATATATTATCAATATCTGCAAAAAATACATTTGTTTTTGTTTCATAAAATAATTTGTCATGTGATAATGGTTTCAAATGGTTACCAATATTTTTATTTATCAATAATAACGAATCAAGTTCTGTATTTAATTTGTTTATTTTATCAATAATTTCTTTTTTTTCATTGATATAACATTTAGCCCTACAATATGGACATTCAATATAAAAAGATTGAATCGAATGACAATAATTCTCAATGCAATCAAAATGAAATGAATGTTTACAAGGTAATTCAATATGATTTATCTCATTTTCAATTACATTATCATGACATATTGAACATATTTCACACATTTTTAATTATTCGACAAAAAAAGAATAAAAATATCCATTTTTTATAATTTTTCGCTAACATTTTATAAAAAAATAAAAAATCACTTATGTATTTTGTGCAATTTGTTGTTGATATATTTCTTTATTATATTGTGACAAAAGTTGCCAATTTACATTTTTTTTTGTTTTTATTTTATCCATAAATTCAAAACATGTTCTATTTTCATCCTTAGTTATATTTATTTGAGATGATGATTTAATATCACACAATAATTCTAATGCAATGAATAATTCATCAATGGAATTATCATTCGGAAGATATAACAGTTTTAAAGAACCATCATCATGTAATTTTACGATATATCTGTCATTTAATATTATTTTTTTAGTTTCTTTTATTTCGAATATTATTTGATCATATGATAATGGTTGTATTTTCATTTCAATATTTGACAATAATAATGAATTATATTCTAAATTTAATTTATCAATTTTATTTATAATAACTTTTTCTATATCATTATCATCGCATCTACAATATGGACAAGAATTTGGGCAAGACTCAAAATCAGAACCATAATATTTTTCAATACATTCAATGTGAAATGAATGTTTGCAAATTAATTCAATATTATTTTCATTCATATTTTCCAAACATATTGAACATATTTCACTCATTTTTTATTATAATTAATTTGGTAAAAAATAAAATATCCATTTTTTATAATTTTTCGCTAACATTTTATAAAAAAATAAATAAATCACTTATATATTTTGTGCAATTTGTTGTTGATATAATTTTATTTCTTTATCATATTGCAACAAAAGTTTCCAATTTATTTCTTTTTTTTCACGCGTTTTAAACAAATCGTGAAATTTAAAACATACTATTTTTGTTATTGGGTTTATAGTTATTTCCTGTCTATGCAAAGATGATATGGCTAATGCCTCCCTTAATATATTATTTTGGTTCGGATATTTTAATGTAACAGTATAGCCATAATTATAACTATAACCATAAGTATTTCTCCATGGCCAACATTCGTGCATATCAAATTGACCAGTAAAACTATCATTATCATCGTAATTAAATAATACGTTGTCAAAATGTTCATACAATATAATATTTTCAGATTCATTTTCGTCTTCAATAAATATTTTATTATATGATAATGGATCTAAATTTATTTCATTATTAGTTGATAATAATGAATTTATTTTATTAATTTTATTTTGTATTTCTTGTTTTACATCAATTCCATGAAATCTACAACATGGACAATATTTTAAACAAGATTTTGACTCATAAAGTGTTTCAATACATTCAATGTGAAATGAATGTTTGCAAAATAATTCAATTTTATTTTCATCCATATTATTCCAACAAATTGCACATGTTTCGTCCATTTTTTATTTTTTATAATTAATTTTGTAAAAAATAAAATATCCATTTTTTATAATTTATCGCTAGCGTATTTCTTTAATTGAATGTTCCAAAAGTTTCCAATTAATGTTTAATTTATTAATAGATCCATAAAATTTAATCCATACTTTATTATTTATTATGTCAACACTTGTATCTATAAGATTATCCGGAAAATTCATTATAAAAACTGCTATGGATTTATAACTATATCCATCATCATTTTTATAACCCTTAAAACTATTAAAAGTTCCATCATCATTTAAAAATACATCATCAATGTATTCAAAAGTTGTTAAACAATCTGCATTATTGTTAACTATAATTTGGTCATATGTTAATAATTTAAGATTTAATGTTTGGCGTAGTAAATTTATATTGTCAATTTTATTTTTAATAATTTTTCTAAAATTAATACAAATATTATTTTTACAACACGGACATTTAATTTCAAAACAATCTGAATGAGAATAATAGTCATCAATACATTCAAAGTGAAACAAATGTTTACAAGATAATTCAATATTTTTTATATCATTTTCAATTATATTTTTTAAACATAAAAAACATATTTCAGTCTTTTTGAACCATAAATTCCATATTTCACTCATTTTTTAATTATTTGGAGAAAGACAAAATAATAATATCATTTTTTTATAACATTTGGGTAATATATTTAAAACAAAAAAATTATTATTTTAATCAACTAAATTGCTTTACTATACTTATCATATAATTGTCTTAATTCTTTAATATACATTAATTTATTACTAATTATTAATTTATTATTATAATATTCTTCTTGTCTACAAATTGGACAATTTATTTTGTGACATTTTTGAATTTTAAAAATATTATCGGCACAATCATGGCAAATTGAATGACCACATGTTAATTGTATTTCATTATCAAATGACAAATTTTCATAACATATTGGACACATTTCATCGCTAATTTTTAAACATTCGTCAATTTTTTTTTTGACTATATTTAACATAGCACTACCGTCAATAATTTCTTTATTATATTCATTAGTTTGAACCAATTTTTCATCTAAATCATCTTCTTCCTTCAAATTACACATGATATTTGGATTCCAACTATCCATTTTTTCATCTAAATCTTCTTCTTCCGCCAAATTACATATAATATTTGGATTCCAACAACCTATTTGTTTATCCAAATCATCATCTTCATATATAATATTTGGATTATTAATTGAAATTTTACTCATTTTTTGATTTAAATCATCATCTTGATCTATAATATTTTGATTATTAACTGACATTTCACTCATTTTTTATGCAAATTATTATTTTGATTACATATAATATTTCACTCATTTTTTATTATAATAAAATATAGGAATAAAAATATCCATTTTTTATCATTTTTCGGTTGTATTTTTTAACTAATAAAAAAAATAATAAATAATTATTTTTAAATAAACATATTTTTGGAATTATGGACATATTCGGTTAAATTATTACGTAATTCAATATTTTTTTCCATAATTTCACGATAATTATATTCATGTTCTTTTGATATTTGGTCCCATATTTTGGTTAATTCTTTAATGTCATTTAAACGTATATTTTGATTGATAATTTTACAAAATTTCATGTCAAATTTATTAATGTCACATTTTTTTTTACAATACGGACAGTCTATTTTATAACATTTTAAATGTTTACAATATTTATCAATACAATTAAAGTGAAATAAATGATTGCAAGTTAATCTAATACTGTTTAATCCTATTTTTATATTTTCATGACATATTGAACATAATAAATCATTTGGATCAATAGATGAATCAATTATAGTTTTATTTTCTATTGGTAATAATTCAATTATTTTATATTTTTCCGAATTATTTACATAGCCAGTTGGTCCAGTTACCATTAACCCAGTTGGTCCAGTTACCATTAACCCAGTTGGTCCAGTTATAAAGATTCCAGATGTATTATTCAACCATGTTCTGGACCATATAACAGTGTCATCAAGATCAACAAGTTCAATTCTTGGTCCAATTGCACCAACAATATTTGTGGACAACTGAATTGAAACGAGAGTAATTTCTGTGGATGACTGAATTGGAACGAGAGTATTTTCTGGTGATGACTGAATTGGAACGAGAGTAATTTCTGGTGATGACTGAATTGGACTGAGATTATTTTCTGGCGATGACTGAATTGGACTGAGATTATTTTCTGGTGATGACTGAATTGGAACTGGATTATTTTCTGGTGATGGCCGAATCATTGAAAAATATCCTAGAGTAATTTCTGGTGATGGCCGCCGAATCATTGAAAAATATCCTAAAGTATTTTCTGGTGATGACTGAATTGGATTGACTGTATTTCTAAAAAATATGTTACCCATTTTAATTAGTGAAAAAATAATAACAATTTCGATTTTTTATAATTTTTCGGTGATATTTTTACAAAAGATTCTTGATCAGTAATTACATATTTTTAGTTGAGTATTAATTCAAAAATCAATTATATTTTTTACTTTTAACCTTTAACAAAAAAACGTATTTTAATTCATTATATAATATATGTCACAAGAATTATGTTTAGTTTATTTAACGTCGAATTTATTAGAAATATTAGAATCAGGATACATTAAAAAATTACAAGAAAATAAATTGCCTTATATATTTATGACAGTAATGAAATCAGAAAATATCGAAATTATGGAATCATTAAACCATGAATTTTATAGTGGTCATTCAGTCATGTTGATATTTGATGATACATTGATAAAAGATAAACCATTTTATATAAATAAAGAATGGTTAGGACATCCTAAGGATGATTTGACAGAATATAATTATGAAAAAATACTTCCATACACAAATTATTTAAAAAATGAATGTTTATTTACAAAGAAAATTAAAATAAAGAAATATTTGAAAGAAGTTCATATTCCGATAGTTTATTTACACAAACATAAACGGGAGTATGAATGCCTTATTAAAGTATTGAGATTAATTCAAGAAGAATATAAAAATGTTGAAGTTAAAATTATTACACCAGAAAAGATGACTTATCAAAAAGAATACTATTATTTTGACAAGAATAACTCTTTGACCACTTTTATATAAAGAATTGACATAATTATTAAATAAAATTATTATATGGATAAATATTGTTTAATGCATTCAACACACAATACATTAGACATTTTACAAACAGGATATTTATATACTTTGGAAAAATTACAAAATGATGATCCCAATTTTTATGTAGGTAATGCTCATATTGATAAATTACCTTACATATACATGACTTTAATGAAAAAAGAGAATATTAAAGTAATGGAATCAATTAATCACAGTTTTTGTTATGATAATATGTATTTGATATTTGACAGTAAATTATTAATGGACAATAAATTTAATATAAATTCTCATTGGTATGGTGGACCTGATAAAGACCAACAAATAATTGACACAAATAATGAAACAGATTTATTAAAGATAATTGAACCTTATTCGCATTATTTAAAAAATGAATGTTTATTTTTCAATAAAATATCTATTAAAAAGTATTTAAAAGAGATTCATATTTATATTGATTATTTTACAAAAAGAAAGGACATTATTCACCTTAAAGAATTTAGGGATATAATTAAATTAATCAATGAAAAATATAGAAATGTATCTATAAATATAATTAATAGTAAAAAAAGTTCTAAAAAAAATTATTGGTATTATTATTTTAATAATAATCCTATATAAACCTATAATTTATGTTATGTGATAAGATTTGGTTTTATTTTTTATTATTTTTGGTTGATGATTAGTAAAAATATTTGTGAAAATATATGAATAAAATAATAAAGATAAATGGAATAAATAATAGAATTATTTCATTATCGATAAATAAAATAAAACAAATAAATGATTTGAATACAATATTAGAATGTAAATACACGACAGTAAAACACAATTTATCTTTTTATCAGACAATAAAATCGGATGAATATTTATTATTGGATGAATTAATTGGAATAATAAGGATGGATGATATAAAAAAAATTTTGGAAAATTTGGATAAAACCAATTATTATTTTAAAAAAGTAAAATCGATATATGGGGTATCAAAATTTATGGTAATAAATAATCAAATAATAAATGAAAAAAGAATGAATAATTATTCGGAAAGTATTTATAAAAATGCATTTAAGAAAGAGTTCAAGAATATTTTTAGTGAAATTGCATATAATTTATTTGGATGGAAAATAGGATATAAAAAGTATTTGAAATATACAGATTATTTATTTTTTTATATAAACGATTTATTGTCTGAAAAAAACGAATATAAGAAATTATATGATAGGGATGAGTTATTAAAAATAATAAACGAAATGGATAAAATGTTTATGATTGCACCATTGTCTGAAAATAAAATGGTTGTATATAGGGGATATCAATTCAATCCAAAAAAGCAAATATTAAATGAGACATTTTTTTTAAATAACATAAAATTAGGAATAGAAAAAAGATTTATATCAACATCATTGGATAAAAATATTGGATATGATTTTATGTTGATGTATGATAATAAATCGGGATGTTGTTTTACGGTATTTCATTTGGATGATGGAATTCCGTTTATAAATTGTAGTAAAATGTCATATTATGAGAAAGAATATGAGATATTGCTTCCAAGGGATTTGGAATTAAAATATTTAGGATATGAAGAAAATTTTGTTATAAATTCGGAGATATCGGTGACTGCATATCATATACAGGTAAGTTTAACGCGGGTATTAAAAAAAAAATACAAGAAATCAGAAAAATGTGTAAAATATAATATATATGAATTAAAAGAAATGGACTAATAAAAACAAAAATTTTTGTGAATATAAAATATTTCGGAAAAGATGTGTAAAAAAAATCCGATGATAAAGGCAATAAAATATTTATTTTTGAAAATAGAGAATAAAAAATATCCAAGAATAAAGTAAATGAATCCTTCAAAAACGGATTGAAAAAAAAGTTTAAAAGAAAATTGATTGGAAATGGATTTATGATAATGAATGAGACAGAAATATTTATGTAAATTAAGAAAAAATCCGAATAAATGTTTAAAAAATCCAAGCCAAAAAAAGGTAAAATTTTTGAAAATGATTTCGATAAAAAAAAGTATGACGGAAGAATAAACGCCAATAATTAATGCTTCAATAAATGTAATAATCATATATAAAAAAGATATAAAAAAAAAACAGAATAAGTAAAAAGAGATGGAAATATTGGACAAATATATTAATGAAACATCATTATCGATTGATTTTTCAAATTTATTATTTTATGGAAACATTTACAAAACGGTTGATTTTATTGAATTAATAAAAAAGATTTATAAAAATGACAAGGAAAAAATAGAGACAAATGTAAAAATAATACATTGTTCATTTGATAAAATTGGGATTCAATATATACGTGATCATTTAAAAAATTTTTTAAAAATTAAAATAAATAATAAAAAGGAGTTTAAAATAGTATTATTTATAAATGCAGATTATTTGACAATTGATGCACAATTTTCATTAAGAAGATGTATAGAAATGTATAATCATAATACGATATTTATAATGACGGTAGAAAATAAATCAAAAATATTGCAACCAATATTATCAAGATTTCATTTGGTATATGTTCCATTTGATAAAGAGGTAAAAAAGGAAATAAAGGATAAAAAAATAATAGAGAGAGTAAATAAAAGTGAAAATTTGATGGAATTATCGGAAAATTTGTATAATAGTGGGTATACTGGATTAGAATTGTTGAATTATTTATCAATAGATGATAAAATAAATATAATATCGATAAAAAAAAATACAAGAGATGAAAAAATGTTGATATTATTTATATTATATAAGTTAAAAAAAAGATAAAAATATATTTTTATATATCAATATAATGTCAGATACAAATACACAACTTTTTCAATTATGTGAGTTTCAGAAAGATATGATAAAACAATATGATTCAAGAATGAAGGAATATAATGATAATATACGTTTATTGGTGGTTCAGAATGGGATAATAATAAGTGAAATAATAAGAAATAATTCAACGACACAAAATATATTTCATACGTTTGTGTCATCATTATCACAGAGTCAAAATAGTGGTATGCAACAACATAATGGATTAAGAGAAAGGGATATTGACAATTTGGTAAGAAGATGTCGTTTTAATACATTACGCAATCCGATAAATAATCAATGTCCGATAACATTGGCAACATTTCAGCCAGAAGATGAGGTGATTGAATTAAATAGATGTAAACATATATTTTCAAGGGATGCAATATATGAGTCACTTCAAAGGGATTCAAGATGTCCATATTGTAGAACAGATATAAGAGTTCAAGAAGAGATAACAATTGAGTTATCATCGATACCATTATCTTGAAATATATATATATGAATATATTATATCCTACATTGGATGATGAACATTTTAATAGTAAAATATCGGTAAAGGAGGAATTTAAGAATGTATCATATAAAAGTAAGATAACGGATGTGGAAAAATATGCGAATGAGTTATCAAAATCGGAGTTTGAGTTGCAACCACATCAAAAATTTGTAAAAAATTTCATGTCATTTAATACGCCATACAATAGTTTATTATTGTATCACGGATTAGGATCTGGAAAGACATGTTCAGCGATTGGTATTTGTGAGACAGTAAGAAATTATTTGGTGGAATCTGGAAAACAGAATAAAATAATAATAGTGGCAAATCCGAATGTGCAGAATAATTTCAAGTTACAATTATTTAATGAACAACTATTGAAAGAAGAGAATGGTGGATGGACAATAAATAATTGTGTTGGTAATAAATTGATAAATGAGGTGAATCCTACAAAAATAAAAATAAAAAAGGATAAATTGGTGAAAAAAATAAAGAAATTGATAAAGGAGTATTATAATTTTATGGGATATATAGAATTTGCAAATATAATAAAAAAATATAATAATGATAAATCGATACAAGAAATATTTAATAATTCATTATTGGTAATTGACGAAATACATAATATTAAAACGATAAAAAAATCGGATGATATTGATAATTCTTTTGAGAATACGGTTCAGGCACTTGATTATTTGGTTGAAAAGACAGAAAATATGTTGTTATTATTATTATCGGCAACTCCGATGTATGATTCATATAAAGAAATAATTTGGTTAATAAATTTATTGAATAGAAATGATAAAAGGCCGATTATGAATGAACAAGATATATTTAATCAGGAAGGAGAATTTATTGAGGGTGGTAAAGAAACATTTATAAGAAAAATAACGGGTTATATATCTTTTGTAAGAGGTGAGAATCCGTATACATTTCCGTATAGAGTATTTCCATTTGTTTTTGATAAATCAAAATCAATATTATCAATGTCGTATCCGACACTTCAATTAAATGGAAAACCGATTGATACTGAGCCAATAAAGTATTTGGATATTTACACGGTAAAAATAGGTAATTATCAATACGAAATTTATCAAAAAATGGTGAATAATATAAAAAATTTAAATTTTACGAATTTACTTTTTCCAAATCAGGCATTGATTATTGTTTTTCCGAAATCAAATTATTTAGATAAATCTTCTTCTTTTTTATCGTCGTCAATAATGGGAGGATCAGGTGAAGATGATAATTATATAGATAAGGAATATATTGGTAAAACTGGATTATATAAATTTATGAATTGTGAAGTATCGGACGTATCATTTTCATGTAATTATCGTGAAGAAAATAAGGAATTTGGAAGAATATTTGATTATGATTTGATAGGAAATTATAGTTGTAAAATAAAAAGTATATTGGATAATATAATTGATTCAAAAGGAATAATATTAATTTATTCAAATTTTATTGCGGGTGGAATAATACCGATGGCGATTTCATTGGAATCAATGGGATATAATAATATTGATACAAATTTAATGTATGAATATAAATCAAGACAAAAAAGGGAATATATGACATATGCAATGATAACGGGTGATAAAAGAATAACTCATAATGTTCAAAAAATAATATCAACATTGGTTAATCCGAATAATTATGAAGGAAAAAATATAAAAATAATATTAATATCAGAGTCAGGATCAGAAGGATTAGATTTTAAAAATATACGACAGATGCATGTTATGGAACCTTGGTTTAATATGAATCGTATTGAGCAAATTATTGGAAGAGGTTGTCGTAATTTTAGTCATAAAAATTTACCATTTAATGAAAGAAATGTTCAAATATTTCTTTATGGAACAATTTTTGAAAAAACGCCAAATATTGAATCATCAGATTTATATTTATATCGTAATTCTGAAAAAAAAATAATAAAAATAAGTAAAATTAATCGTATATTAAAAGAAGTAGCAGTAGATTGTATAATAAATAAAGAACAAATGAATTATACGGAAGATGCATTTAAGGACCAAAAAATAACTCAGATATTATCTGATGGGCAAATTATAAATGATTTCAAGATAGGAGATAAACCATATTCATCAGCTTGTGATTATATGGAATCATGTTTTTATAAATGTTATGATGATATAGATACGACAAATATTGTTGATAAATCAACATTTAATGAGTTTTATTTGTTTTCAAATACTGAAATAATTATTGAAAAAATAAAAAAATTATTTTCATTACGTTTTTTTTATAAAAAGGATGAAATAATAAATTTGTTATCGGAATATCCATTGATTCAGATTTATGCGTCATTATCATATTTGATAAATTATAAGGAAAATATTCAAGATAGATTTGATCAATTGGGGCATATTATAAATATAAATGAATATTATATTTATCAACCGAATGAAATATCGGATGAAAATATTTCAATATTTGACAGGACAGTTCCGCCATTTTATAAAAATGACAAAATTGAATTAAATATTGATTTATTTGAAAAAGAAGAAAATGTAAATGAATTGAATTTGGTTTATGATTATTGTGAAAAAACGTATAAAGATTCGTTAGAAGGAATAGGGCATAATGATAATGATTGGTATTCTTCGGTATCAACAAGTATTGAAGTATTTAAGGATATTTTTGGGGTTGATGATTTATTATGTAAACAATTTTTAGTTCATCATATATTTGAAAGTTTATTATTTAATGATAAATTATTGGTTATTCAATATTTTTTTGGAAAACCCAAACATTCTGAATTTGGAAATATGTTGCATGATTATTTGGACAAACGAATTGTGGGGTTTAATACATCTTTTGAAAAAAAAAAACAATATGGATTTTATTTTGTTGATTTAAATGAAAAAAAAGAATATATTGGAAAAATAATATTATACGATGGTGTTCAATGGGTTGAAAATAATACATATATTAAAAATATTGAATCAATTGTAATGAATACAAAACCAATTAATCAATATATAGGATTTATAAGTTATGATTCTGATTTTCAATATTTAGTTTTTAAAATTAAAGACATTTATATGAATCGAAATATTGGTTCAAGATGTGATCAAACAGATAAAAAAAAATATGTATCATTATTAAATGATTTTATTGGAGAACCCTATTTCAATAAAAACAATGTTGATTCATATACTATTAAAAATATTGCCATATTAATTGAATTTACATGTAGATATTATGATACAATAAAAAATAATAGATGGTATGTTACTACTGAAGAAGCATATTTGCTTGGATATTTTCAAAAAAAAATTATTAAAAAATAATCAATGATTTTTTGTAAACTCATTCAATATATTTATTATTCGTTTTAATTTTAATTGATTATTATAAATACAATAATCATTTTCTAAATTATTTAATAAACTTATTAAATTAGTATTATAGTCAATATTTTTAATAGAAAATTTTTTAGTATATATTATATATTCATTATATTCATGTAATTTACATAATTCTAATTCATATTTATCGTTTATTTTTATAAATAATGGATAATATTTTTCATTAAATAAAGTCATTGGATATTTATAACGATATTCATCAAATTCATCCAACAATATTTTTAAATTATTTGATTCATTTATTGTTGAATAATAATCATCCTTTAAAAGACCATGTGGAGCAATTGAAGCAGTTTGGTTAGTTTCACATTGATTCTTGTTATTTGAAACATCTATTTTAATTATGGCCGAAGTTGATTCATTATTTTCTGCCATAATAAATTTTATAAGCATAAAATAAAAAAAAAAATTCAATTTTTTTCCAAAAAAATATTGAATAATTAATGATTTTCTGTAAAATTATCCAATACATTAATTGTTTGTTTTAATATTAATTTATTATCATAAATACAATAATCATTTTCTAAATTATTTAATAAACTTATTAAATTAATATGATAATCAATATTTCCAAGAACTAATTTACATTTACTATTCCATTTACGTAATTCTAAACTATATTTTTTTTTTCTTTTTATAAAAGACGGATAATATTTTTCATTGAATAAAGTAATTGGATGTATATAATCATATCTGCCAAATTCATTCAACAATGTTTTTAAATTATTTGATTCAGTCATTGTTGAAATATAATCATCCTTTAAATGTCCTAGACCAGGTCCGGTTGCACCAGTTAGACCAGGTGCGCCAATTAGGCCATGTGCACCAGTTGGACCAGTCGGACCACGGTGAATATGACCAATCCCATCTATATCAATTGTGGGAATGTGTTTATGATTATCAGTTGGAACATCTTCCAATTTAATTGTGTCATGATTATCAATTGGAACATCATCTAATTTAATTATGTAATGATTTTCAGTTGAATTACTTAATATAATTGTGTCATGATTTTCAGTTGTGACATCATTATTGGTTGAATGATTTTCAATTAAAATATCGGATGAATTATATTTATATATTGGTATTGTAATATCTTCTTGGTTATTTGTATCAAATGAATTTAAGGACAGATTATTATTATAAATATATGATGCTATTTCTTTAATAAACCAAGATGATGAAGAATCGATATTTTTCAATAATTCGGTTTTATTAATAATGGCATTATCTTTGTTGATATCATTAATTATTGCATTAATAATATCTTTTTTGATGACATCAAGATATCCATTAATAAATAATCCGATAATTTCTGTTTTGATATCATCGATTAATTTAGTAATGACATTTAATCTAATTTCATTTTCTAAAATATGATTTGAATTAAAGAATTGTTTTGCAATTTTTTTTTTTATTTCGTCGGCAGATAATTTACTGGATTTTAATGATAAATCAATGACGATATTTTTTATATCATTTAAAAAAGTGTCAATTTGTAAATTATTGTTCATGACAAAAATTTATAAATATAAAAATAAAAAAAAGAAATCAATTTTTTTAAAAAAATAAATAATATATGACGACAACAAGATTTCATGATGATCCATGTAGAATAATTAAAAAAAATATGGAAATTTATCAGTATGCAAATTATTATTTAAATCCGCCAGGTAATGGTGCAAATCCGCCATTTATATTGGATCCACAAATAAATTTACAAAAATGGGGGGCTAATTTATCAAAAAATTCGATACAAATTGAGTCAGATTTGTTGGGATATACAAATAAGATTGGAAAAGATTGTTTGAATAAAGAAAAAAGAGATATACTATATTGTCCAATAATGTATCCAACAAATAATATATGTATAATTGAACAACCAAGAGCATCAAATCCGGCATGGTTATTGAGGGGTGAAGAAAATAAAAGGATTGGAGAAATTTATAAACCCCTTGATCCAATTGAGCCGGTATTTGAACATAGTATATCAACTCGTATATATGAAAAAGATTATTATATTCGTAATTAAAAATAAATGGATATATTATTTATATGATAAATAATATATTGAATGATTTAAAAGATTTTATGATGTTGAAAAAAAACTTTGAAGAAAAAAAAAGGGAAATAAAAAAAAGTATAATTCAGATAAAAATAAAAAAAAGGGTAAATAAATATCCGATTTTTTGGTTATTTTATTTAATAAAAAATTCAGATAAATTTATAAATAATATTTACAATAAACATACTGAATTACAAGAAAGATGCAATTTAATTTCATTTTGTTTAAAACAAAAGAATAAATTGACGAATGAAATATGGGGTGGTAAAATAACAAAAAAGTATTTGGAAAATGAATTAAATGAAAATGAATATTCATTAAAATTATTTGTAATACTTTGTTATATTTATGACATATCTTTTATTTTTCTTTTTAATAATGGGACATATTTTATGTCAAATGAAGACCCTGAATTTATAATTCAACAAACTGATGATAACAAAATACTGAATTATATTCAATTTTTTGAAAATAATGAAAAAAATAAATATTTGCAAAGTATTTATTTAAGTCAAAAAAGGATAAATAAAATGTGTCATAAATTGAAATCAAATTCGGCATATAAAAAAGATGAATTAATAAAAATGTGTGAAAATTATGGGATAGAGGTAAATGAGGATAAAAAAAAACAAGAATTGTATGATTTATTGGATGAATATTGTATAAATCATTCAATATTTTAGGTATCTTTTTGGATGATAAATATATTCGATTAATTCTTTTATTAAATTATCATTTTTGAATAATAAAATATCATTTTGATATTCAAAACCATACATTTGATCATATTTTTTGAATAAAGTATGATTAATTAATAATTTTTTTTTAATTAATGAGCATTGAATAAGATTATATGGGCAATCTTTATAATCAAAAAGTTCATTAAAATCAAAATATTTTTGTATTTCATAAAAATGGTTATTTAATAATAAAGTAAAATAAATATGGTATTTATTATATTTATATTTATTGGATAAATAATTACAAAAATCAAAAGTTATTTCTTCCATTTATTTATAATATTTTAATGATATTTAATTTCATTTTTTTGGTATAAAACTAATTGATATATAAAAATATGGAATTAATTGAAACAAATATAATAAATGAGGTTGAAAATAAAAAAGAGGGGGTAGGATTTTTGGTAAATTTATATAAAAAGACGTATGGAAGTGAAATTTTTGGAAAAAACCCTCAAATATTTATATATAAAAATGTTAAATACATTTTATTTCAATGTATAAAGAATAATAAAAAATGTATGGCAATAACAAAATATAATGAATACAGACCAACATTTTTAAGGATAAAAAATGATATTGAGCAAAAAAATGAAAAAAATTGGGCAATATTAATAAAAAATGATGAGATATATTTTATTCAAAAATTATATCCATTAACCATTCTTTATTTAAAAAAAATTCAAATTTATGAAGAATATTCATATTGTAATATTATTTATAAAGAATGTGAAAATGATGAAGAATATCCCAAAATAAGGGCAATGACAGAATTTATACCATATAATAATTCAAAATCATTATATATATCATGTGGAATTACAAAATGTTTTATAAATTGTCCAATTTATTGTATATTTTTCTTTATTTTAAATACAAATACTTGGAAATTTCAGTGGCATCATATTACTGAATGTTTTGAAATTCCGGTTTATTTTTACAAAACAGAAAATTATTATTATTTACATACAAATAATAAAAATAAATATAAATGTGAGTTTAATGTAATAAATTGTGGTCAATATTATTCTAATTTTTCGGAAACAATAATAAAAAATTTATTGGAAATGAATCCAAATCCAAAAGAAAATGGTAAATCATTGGATCAAAATAGGTATAACATTATTCCATTGAAGGAATATTACGGAGAATCATATCAAGATTTATTTGTTTTAAAAATGACGAATAAAAAAAATGGGGTTTATTTGGAAATAGGATCAAATGATCCGATTGAAAATAATAATACATTTATACTTGAAAAGAAATATGGATGGAGGGGTATTTTAATAGAAATTGATTCAAAATTTAAAGAATTATATAAAATACACAGACCGAAATCTGAATATGTGATAAATGATGCATGTAATATTGATTATTTAAAAATATTGGAAAAATATCCAAAAAATATTGATTATTTGCAAATAGATTTGGAAGTAACAAATCGTTCAACCTTGAATCTTTTGGAAATATTTGACAAGACTGTGTTTTCAAGTTACAAGTTTTCTTGTATAACATTTGAACATGATATTTATCGTGGAGATTATTTTGAGACTCAGAAAAAATCAAGAGAAATATTTAAAAAATGGGGATATGTTCTTATTTATTCAAATGTGTCAAATTATATTGATTGGATTGGAAAATGGTGTCCTTATGAAGATTGGTATATTCATCCAGATTTAATTGATGTAAATAAAATTCTTTATAATTTTTCACACAAGAATACTGATTTAAAAGATTTTTTTGTTTCTTTATAAAATTATGGACATGGAAATGGACGATGTTTATCTTTGTCATATGGTAATGGTATTGATGTATATACTTTTGGATAATAAAATACATTTGCAGTTGGTAAATTTTTTAATGCAACATTCAACGGTTTTTGTGGATTTACTAAATTGGTTAAATTAGTTCCAAATAAAAAGGATTCAATGTCAACTGCATTGTATGATAATTCATTTGATGGAATCATTGCTGGTCCAAATCCGATTCCTGGAATTTTTGGATCAACTGCATATCCTCCTGAACCATATTTATACATGATATGATTTCTTGATAATGTATAATCTCTTTGTTGTAAACCATAATTTCCTGCAGTATTTTTGTTTCTGGTTGATGCCATTATTATATTATAAATATAATATATGAGCAAAAAATTAATAAATGATATTAATAAAAAAAATTTAATAGATGATATTAATAAAACAATATTTGATTATTTTTCGACCATAAAAACCGATAACGAGTATTATGATGATGATTTTATAAATAATTTAAAAAATGTAATTAATAACAAATATAATAATAGTAATAACACTGATTATAATGAAAATAATATTAACGGTAATTTAGACACTTTTTTTAAAAAACCAAAAGGTTATGATGAAATAACAAATTATCAATATTTATTATATTCAAAAATAATATTTTTTAAGTGTCACATTAATGTTTATTTTTTATCAACTACTTTTTTTGATTATGAATTATATAAAAATAGAAATAAATATACAAATACAAATAAAAATAAAATTAATAATATTCCAATATATTTCAATTATTTTTTTGGGGATGATAATATTAATAAGAACAATTTTAATATTATGAAAAATAAATTTGAACATGTGGAATCCAACTTTGATACAATAAGTTTAAACTGTGATTTAATAAATGAAATATTAGATCCTCCTCCTCCTGATCCTTCATCTCCTCCTCCTGATCCTTCATCTCCTCCTTCTGCTCCTCCTCTTACTTCTTCTACTTCTACATCTCCTCCTTCTGCTCCTCCTCAAAATTCTCCTCCTCCTCCTCAAAATTCTCCTCCTCCTCCTCCTTCTTCTCTTTCCGTAAAAAAAATTAAGGACACAATATTTGAATATTTTTCAACTATAATGACTAAAAATACTTATTATAATGATGATTTTATAGGCAAACTAAAAATAAATATTGATGATAAATATGATGGTAAACCTGGTTATGATAAAAACACTATTTTTAATAATTTGGATATATTTTTTAAACCACCGACAAATATAACATTTTATGATTATTTATTATATTCAAAACTAATATTTTATAAATGTTATAGTAATAATAATACTTTTTCGTCAAAAATTTTTTTTAATTATAATATTTATAATAATAATAAAAATAAAAATAATGATATCAAAAATAAAAATGTCTTTAAATATTTTTTAGGAGAAAATAATGTCAGTGAATACATTTTTAGTAATGTAAAGGATAATTTTATTAATGTTGAAAACAATTATAAGATATATATAAATAAATTAAACTGTGATTCAATAAATAAAATATCAGATCCTCCTGCTCCTCCTACTTCTCCTCCTGCTCCTCCCACTTCTCCTCCTGCTCCTCCTACTTCTCCTCCTGCTCCTCCTACTTCTCCTCCCACTTCTCCTCCTCCTCCTCTTCCTAAAAATTCATCTTCTGCTCAAAATTCATCAACTACAAAAAAAATTGGTAATTTTTCATTAAAACCGTCAATATCATCATTTTCAAAAAAAGTTGATTTACACATGTCATTGTATAATTATAATGATTTACTAAAAACAAATCCAATGGTAATTGATTTAAAATTAACTGGAAAAAAGATTGATTTATTATCGTTACCGAATTCATTAAAAATGATTAATTTAACAAATGATGTAATATCAATAAATAAGAATTTTTCATCATTGCCACAACATTTAATGTATCTTTATTTGGATAATAATAAATTAAAGTCTGAAAATATTGAATCATTAAATTTAACAAATTTAAAAAAATTAAAATTATTATCATTGGAGAATAATTTGATTGATAAATTTATTTCAATACCAGATAATTTGGAATATTTATTATTGGATGGTAATAATATTCCGAAAATTGAAAATGTAACAAATAATAAATTAAAAGTGTTGAGTTTAAATAATAATCAAAGATTATATGAAATAAGTAATGTAAAAATGGATATAATAGAACTTTATTTAAATTATTGTAGTATAAATAATATAGATAATATTAAAAATAATTTTCCAAAATTAGAAATATTAAGTTTAACGCGAAATAAAATTAAGGAGTTTGATGAATTACCAGAAACATTGGAAGATTTATATTTGGATGAGAATACTGAGATGGATATTGATAAATTAAAGATTCCCCAAAATTTATTAACATTGTATTTAAATAAATGTGATATTGAAAAAATTGACCAATTTTTTATTAATAATAAAAATACAAATATTGAAGAAATATTTTTTGGAGGAAATGAAATATTGGACGTATTAATTGATTTAAAAGAGTATGATAATTTAAAGATATTATTTTTAAACAATAATAATATTAGTCAAATAACAATAAGTAATTCAAATCTTGAATATTTATATTTGAATAATAATCCGATTAAAGATAATACAATTGGTTTTTCTGGTAACGAAAGTAAATTAAAATATTATCCATCTAATTTAATAATTAAAAATCAGACAATAACTGGTGGAAAAAGAAAAAAAAGAACAAAAAAAAGAAAATTAATAAGAAAAAGAAGAAGATTTACGTTTAGGAAATGAACGTTTTTTTAATGTTTTCTTGCGACTTTTTTTGAAATATTTGTCATCATTTTCTTCAATTTCGTCATTTATTTCATCATTTTCTTTTTTTTTTGTTTCATTTTCTTTTTTTTTTGTTTCATTTTCGTTTTCATCATTTTCATCATTTTTACTGTCTGAAAATATGTCATATTTATATCCGATTATTCCGCCAATTAATGTTATAATGCTTAATCCAATATATGTGGGTAAATTATTATTAGACATTATATATTTATGATGAATTATTTATATTTTTATTTACGCAAAAAAATGGAAATAAAAATATAATAGTTGAATAATTATAATGGCGTCAAAATATGACATGTTTATGAATAAATATGTAGTATCAAAAGGCCAAAATTATACTCATACACGAATGAGTGGAGGAGTTTATAATATACCGTCTGATAAATATAAGGAATTTTATAATTTGTATTATGAACATGTGATAAAAAATAATAATAATGAATCATTAGTTGAAAAACAGAATAAAGAAAATGGTCCAATATTGATTGATTTTGATTTTAGATATGAGGACAATGTAATAAAGCGTCATCATGATAAAGATTTAATATATGAGGTGATAAATAAGTATTTAACAATATTAAAAGATGAGATAATATTTGAAGAAAATAGAACATTTCCGATTTATGTGATGGAACGAAAAATGCCATATAAAAAAAATAAAATTGTAAAAGATGGATTTCATATTGTTATTGGAATAAAACTGTCATTGGAATTAAAAAAGAAAATAAGAAATAAAATGATTGAAACATTGGATGAAGAATTGGAAAAATTACCATTAATTGATGATAATTATGAAAATATATTTGATAATACAATTGTTAGTGGTTCAACTGGTTGGATGATGATTGGTTCAAGAAAACCGAATTTGGAACCATATTTGTTATCAACTTATTATGAATTACAATATGACGCAAATGATGAAGGATTTATAGTAAATGAAATAGAAATGGAAATAAATAAAGATAATTTTATGAAAATGACTGCACAATATGATGATTTTGTTGAATTCAAGGAAAAAACAAGAATTACAAAAAAAAGAAAAATGGTTGAACAGGTGGAAGAAAAGGAGGAAGAGGAGGAAAAAGAATATACGACAATTATTGAACCAAGTGTGTTTATAATAAATATAAATAAAATAATAAGTTCAATAAAAAACGAAAATGATTTACAAAATAGAATAAACGAATATATAATGACAGATGAAAAAATAAAAAATATTCATTTATATGTTGAATTATTGTCAGAAAAATATTATGAACCTGGAAGTCATTTATTAAATAGAAAGGTTGCATTTGCATTAAAAAATACGGATCCAAGATTATTTTTATCATGGATAAAATTGCGTTCAAAGGCAAATGATTTTTGTTATTGTGACATATCTGAATTATATAGACAATGGAATCAGTATTTTAATAATAAACAAGAAAAACAATTGACTGCAAATTCGATAAAGTTTTGGGCAAAAGAGGATAATTATGAAGAATATATAAAAATAAATAATAATACATTGAATGATATGATTGATAATATAATAAAGGATCCAACGGATTATGATTTGGCAAAAATATTGCATCACATGTATAAAGATTATTGTGTATGCACGGATATAAAAAAAAAGGAATTATATTGGTATCATGAACATCATTGGATGTTGGATAAAGGAGTTAAATTAAGACATGCAATATCGAATGAATTGCATATGGAATTTATAAAAAAAATAAATCAATTAATAAATGAATCGAAACGGACAATTGCGAATTTAGAATCGATTGATAAAACAAAGGAAGTTCAAGAATTATATAAATCAAAAATGAAAACAATAAAGGGAATTTGCACAAGATTAAAAAGCACAGATGGAATTAATAAAATAATGAATGAATCATATTATATATTTTACGATTATAATTTTGTAAAAATGGCGGATGAAAATCCATATTTGGTTTGTTTTACGAATGGTGTTGTTGATTTTAAAAATAAATGTTTTCGTGCTGGAAAACCAGACGATTATATTACAAAATGCACGAATATTCCATTTATTGAAAATGAAAATGATATTGATCAAAACATAGTATCAGAAATAAAGGATTTTTTAACAAAATTATTTCCGATTCCGGAATTATATGATTACATGTGGGATCATATGTCTTCTATATTTTACGGAACTAATATTAATGGAACTTTTAATATATATAAGGGTGATGGTGCAAATGGTAAAAGTATATTACAAAAATTATTATCCAAAGTATTTGGTGAATATTGTCTTGCAGATATAAAAACATCATTAATAACATTTAGGGAAACGGATATGGAAAAACCGTCACCGACACTAAATTCATTAAAAGGTATTCGATTAGCACTTTTACAAGAATTAACCAAATGTTGTAAAATGAATGATAAAATAGTAAAAAATTTGGCAACTAAAGAACCGATGAATATAAGAAATTTGTATGATATGCCATATGTTATGATTCTTCAAGCAATGTTTATTTTAAGCACAAATTATTTACCATCAACTGATAATGTTACAGATCATGGTTTGGCGAGAAGAATGAGAATTATTCCATTTATTTCAAAATTTGTGGATAATTATGATAAAAATAAAAAATATAAATCACAATATACTTATCCGAAAAATTTATTTCTTGAAGAAAAAATACCATTATGGGTTCCTACTTTTGCACATATGTTGGTTATGAATGCATTTAAAACAAATGGAGTAGTTAATTCAGAAAAATGTAAAATAGTGATGGAATTTTCTGATAAATTTATGAAAGAACAAGATATTTTTGCATATTTTATTAAAGATTGTGTAGTTGCTGATTCAGATGGAATAATAAATAAAACAGATATTAATGAAGAATTTAAAAAATGGTTTAGTAATAATTATAATTATAAAGACACAAAACCAAAAATGACTGAACTTCATGAATATATTAGTGAATATTTTGATATTGAAATGATTAAAAACAAATGGAAAGGAATTAGTATTAGTAACGATTTTTCCGAAAATAATGATGATAAAATTGATGATTTAGAATCATAAATAAAAGAATAAAATATAATAATAATAATGATTATAAGATATTTTTCCGATTTACATCTTGAATTTATTGATGACATTTCTTTTTTTATTTCAAAGATAAAAAAGGGAAATAATGAAGAAGTTTGTGTTTGTGCTGGTGATATTGGCAACCCATATGAACCACATTATGACATATTTATGCAATTTTTAAGTAATAATTTTACACAATCTTTTATAATAACTGGAAATCATGAATATTATAATAAAAAAAAAAGTATATCTGAAATAAATTATTTTTTACAAACATATTTTAGTAAATTTAATAATATTACATTTTTAAATAATAATTTTGTTTATTATAATAATTATTGTTTTATTGGAACAACATTATGGACAAATGTTTCTGATTTTTCAGAAAAAATTAATGATGCATATTCAATTAAAGATTATATTGAAAATATTGAAAAATATAATGAAAATTATAGGAAATCAGTAGAATTTTTACAAAATTCTTTGGAAAATAATAAAAATTGTGTTGTTATAACTCATCATTTGCCATCTTATTTATTAGTGGATAATAAATTTAAAAAACCAAATATGGAAGGTGTTAATCAATGGTTTTATTCAAATTTGGATAATTTAATAAATGATTATAAAAGTAAAATAAAATGTTGGATATATGGACATACTCATATACCTTCTCATTATTTAATTTCTGATATTCCATTTATATGTAATCCAATTGGATATCCTTGTGAAAATAAATATCATGATTTTACTTGCACATTTAAAACGCCGACCTAACGGCTAAAAAAATATGAAAAAATGTAAAAATTTGGTTATAACCTGTCGTGGAACAGGTATGAAATTTAACAACTGCGACAAAATATTTCTGGTCTTTTCCCAGTGTTAAATATAGATTTTACTATTTTTAACATATTTTGCACAGCATTTTTATCTCTGTTATGATATATTTCGCTTTTATGCTTAACCGAATGACATCGTAATATACCATAACATAACTCTTTTTCTCCCTTTCTTTTTGGCTTTTTACTTGGTTTTTCTAAAAACAATTCTAACTCACCATTACAACAATTACAAAGTTTTGATGTTCTAAATTCATTAACCAAATATGTTTTATAACCAGCATTTCTAAATATTCTTCTAAACTTTTTGCATATTGTTGGTTCTTTTCCTTTCATATTTTCA